GTGGTTTCTGGAAGACCGACGGTTCTGCCCAGAATTTGCGTGGGCGACCCGGCCTATGCCTTAGCCATGGCACCGGTATTGTCCTTCTCTGGGTTCGCTAAGAAGGAGAGTGAGTTGAGTGACGAGGAGAAACAAACGCTTGGGACTATCGAGAAGATGGTTAACAAGTGTCTAGAGGATTACGGATCTAACGTGATAGACAAGAATGAGTACGAGAAGACAATGTCCTCGATAAACGAAAAGCTTAAATCTCTTGGTTCAGGCGTGAACGACAAGGATGTGACGGAGATTCGTGAGATCATCAAGTCCATGGGCAAGGAGATCGAGCAGATGAAGGGACGTGGTATCACCTTGGGTGGAGACAGCCCGTTGGAGAAAAATATCAATGAGTTCCTTGACTCCGAGAAGTTCAAGCAATACGTTGAGGGCAAGACAAAGTCTTCCGGGAATTTCCATTTGGATTTGAAGGACGTGGTCAGTATGACAAATAGTTATACGGGCAATATCTTGATCAGTCAGCAGCAAAACAGGGTTATTACGCAAGTGAGCGAGAAGAAGATCAATTTCCGCAATCTCATGAGCGTCGATCAGGGCGATCCCGCCTTCCCGATGTTGACATGGCAGTTGATCTACGACTTGGATCGTAACGCTACTTTCGTGTCCGAGAACGGAAGATTGTCACAATCATCCTTCAAGTTAAAGGAGGAGAGCTCGGAGGTTAAGCGTGTCGGTACCTTCCTTTATTTGTCCAAGAGATTGCTCAAGTCTAGGGTATATGTCCGCTCATGGTTGATCAATCGCTTATCCTCTTGGGTGAGGATGGCCGAGGATTTCCAGATCATGTTCGGCGATGGAACGGGGGATAACCTGAAGGGTATCACCAAATACGATGGCGTTAAATGCGTATCTGATATCATAACCGACGCTGTTGTCAGCGGAGAGGCCGGATCTATCAAGGGAGCGAGAAGCTACAATGGCGGAAAAGCCACTATCGTGGAGTTTGCCAACCCGCAGGACAAGATCGTTGACGGACAGAAGATCACGATCAAGGGAGTTACTACATTCACTGATCTTAACAGTACCTTCGAGATCCATAAGATGAATGACCGTGAGATCATGGTGGAGGTGGCTTTCACGGCTTCCGGGGAATTTACCGCCGCCACTTTTGATGTGAAGAACAATTTCTTTAACACGGTGGCATCCCCAAACCTTGGTGACGCTGTCAAGGCAATCTTTGGCGTGATGACATACGCCGAGTATACCCCCAACATGATCGCTATGAATCCTTCCACATTGTTCGAGATCGAGACATTGAAGGACACGTCCGGAAGGGATCTTAACTTGGTTACGCTGGTGAACGGGGTCAAGTACGTGGCCGGAAGGCCCGTTGTGGAGACCACTTGCATCATGCCGGGATATTATTTCGTGGGTGACATGATCAACGGGGCTTCCTTGGTTGATTACACGTCTATCAATATCGAGTTCGCCGATGATATCGAGAGCCGATTGAAGAATCAGACAGCGGTGATCGTGGATGAGGAGGTTATCATGCCGGTGTACAATCCGTGGGCGTTCGCTTATGGTAAGTTATCCGATGTCTTGACCGCTATAAAGAAAGGATCTTAACACTTGAGGAAATGAAGGTCTCTATAATTATTACCGGCGAGGAGGTTGAGGTTGACAAGGTCATCCAAGAAAACTCCATACGAAAGGAGTTGGGCATGATTGATATATCTCCCAAGACCCCAGCGGGGACAAGAAAGAGAATCCCGGAAACGGATACGAAGGTGTCTGTCATGGGAGATTCGAAGATGTCACTTGATAGCGATAAATAGCGATGATAATAGACGATACATACTTCAAGGGAGACCTGAGGATACGGGGACTCGTGATACCGGAGGATGGAGGATTCACCAATGAGGCCTCCATGGCCATATCGGAGAACGTAAGATGGTATATCGATACCTATGGGGACGAGTACCTCGTGTCGCTCATGGGGGGACATTATGAGTCATTCGCCGATTACGCTAACAATGGCAAGACGGGAAATGATATGTTCGATTATGTCCTTGGGATATTGAGCTCTAATAGGTCCCCGATGGCTATGTATGTCTATTTTCATTACCAAAGAAACGAGACGATCATATCCGTATCCTCCATATCCGATGACGTGGATGCGAGGCGGATATTGGCGCATACCTCTCGGATGATGGCTCAGGCTTGGAATAACATGGTCGATATCAACATCAGGATTTCGGATGGGATAAAGGGGGCTTTCAATGAGGAGCTGGACATTGACAGGAATATATTGACTCATATAAATGAGATGAATATATGAATGTATTGGTGGATATATTCAGGGAAATCGTCGCTGGTGTTTCTGGTGATGTTGGATATATTGTCAATTACCAATTCGGGGATTGGCAGTATATGGCCAAGACTCTTTCGGCGATGGGGAAAGCGCCGATCACGGCGGGGAGGAAGTATCCTATGGTAGGATTATATTCCCCGTTCGAAGAGGATAGATCCGATCCTTCCTTTACGTCCGTGAGACTGTCCTTGATAATAGCCGTGAACACGTTGGGGGGGTATACCAACGAGGAGCGATTGGATAAGTCTTTCAAGGCCACGTTGTATCCGGTATACGATAGCCTTATAAGGAGGATATCCAACGATCGAAGGCTTGATATAGGCCCGCTGTCGATCGTATCCCATATGAAGACCGATAATTTCAGGTATGGCAGGTCTGGCGTGTATGGTGACGGCAAGAGTGAGTTTGACGATCGCATAGACGCTATAGATATTAAGGATTTAAGATTAAAGGTAAAAAACGTAACATGTAGATAATTATGGCAGTAAAAATGTTCAGGGACTGCGGTTCCGAGATTTTCAATACCGGCACGAGCAAGTGCCCGTTCGTCCCCGACTATATCAAGGCGATCATACTCACTCCGGTAGGTATGACGTTCAAGATATCCGATTTTGACACGAAGCTGGGAGAGTACGCCCACGCCGACCGTCCGAACCGTGTCTATCCGATCTCGACGATCGCTGAGTACGCCACATCCGGAGGCGAGGCGCAGACATCAGCTACCGGTTATGGCTCGTCCAAGATCACGGGTTATAGTGAGCTTGTCGAGACTTACACGATGAACGATTATGACGAGGGCTTGCGAACCAATCTCATGAAGCTCAAGAACGAGAGCATGAGGGTGATCTTCATCGACAAGAATAATGTCGTATATGGAGAGAAGACCGATACGGAAGGTGATTTCAGGGGATATGAGCTCGGTGCCGTTTATCCGGGTGGACAGAGGTTCAAGAGTTCCGGAGAGAACGCCTCGCTTACGATCAACCTTGTTTACAAGGACGTTGAGAAAGCTTGGATGAACGCCATATCTTTCACCAGCGATATCGATATCTTGGACGAGGCGAAGGGATTGGTCTGGGTGGATGTCAAGAAATTGGCTACAGGCGAGAATAAGTACAAGGTCGTGGAGCATTATGGCGGTTTTGACTTGACAGAGATGTACGGTGCGCTATTAGGTGCCTCCTCCGTTTGGAATAACGTGACAGCCGCCACGTATAATCCCGATGATGGGACATTGTCGTTAACCTCTTCCTCTAGTGGAACCCCGACTCTCAAGAGACCATCCGAGTTATACGCCGAGGACGTTAAAGGTATAGAGCAATGGTCATAAACGGGGTATCGTTCAATGATGGAGCTTGTCTCGGTATGGGAAGGAAGGCTTTCGTGAAGGCTCACGAGGGATCTTTCTTCCTCGACCGGGGAATGGCGGATCGAAGGAGGATATTAGGTGACGCTTATGATATAATGGAGAGGAACCATGGGGACAATAGCGGGAGTGGCGAACGCCGTGAGGACGCTGGAGAAGAACTTCTGGCCGGAGGTTACGAACAGCTTGAGGGAGAGCGAGGGATTGATCCATGACTTGATCACTGATCAACTCATGTCCGGGCTAGACGAGAACAAGGAGCCTTTGAGCCCCACCTATCTGGATGACCCGTATTTCGTAGAGACCACGAAGACCCCGAAGGCGGCGAGGGCCAAGGCCAGATGGTACAAGGCGATGAAGGAAAGCATAACCCCGCCTAGATCCTCCGACATACTCCATCTGCCGCCACGAGACCCTAACACCCCCAACCTTATCATACGAGGCGATTACCACGCCAGTATAACGCCGATCGTGCAAGGCGGCAAGGATGGTGGCAAGATAGTCACGAGATCCATCGGTTTCTATGCCGGTGACGACGCTTTAGAGAAGAAATACGGCCCCGGTCATCTGGGTTTGACCCCGGAGGCTAGGGCTTATTTGATTGAGGAGCGGGTTGTTCCCGCATTGGATAAGTTATTCAAGAAATACGGGTTCAAATGATAAAGCCGTGCAATTGCGCCTCGCAGAACAAGGCGATGGCCACATACGAGAACATAAGGAGGCTGGCTATCAAGATGGCCGTTTCCGATAAACGCATTTACGTGCTTATCCGTAAAACGGATGGCACGTTTGTCTTCGAGCCTTTAGATGCCATGGTATCTAAAGGCGATATTGTTGAATATATCCATTATTTATAAATAGTATGGCGAATATATACACGACATGCGACGAGATACCCTTATGCAAGTTCATCGAGATGTACAAGGGAAATCTTAACGCCCTTATAAAAGGAGGGAGGACCAAGCCCACCGAAGGGGAGTTAAGGAAAGCGGCGATGGGGCTTATTGACGAGTATTCCGTTATAACCGGGAACAAGAATATCGCTATCGAGATAGAGGATCGGTCAAGGGCGGTGGATTGCAATATCAAGCTTATCCTGTTGGAGTCAGCGGATCATTTGATAGACGCTATGATGTACGCTGACGCTTCGGATATTCTTGGCAGGGTGGGTATCCGCATGCCGGAGGAGCCGGGAGAGCAAGATCTGATCGTCGCTAAAAAGAGAATCCAGTCCAAGATGTCGCAGGTGAAATATAGCCTGAGCGTTCTGGATAGGAACAAGTCTAAGGTGGTAGACCCCAAGGATAAAGATTTCACCCGTGAGAGGATGATCGTGTCCACCTATTTCAAGATGCGTATCGATCCTGACACGTTCACTGCGGCCGAGTACGGGAATATGATAAGGATTATGTTTAACCAATTAGAGGACATGAAGAATTATGGCGGGAAACGAGACTAAGATCACTGATATAGTAGGGAAAGAGGCGTTTGATCAACTGGAGCGTCTGGATAGGAAATTAGCGGATACGCAGAATGTCTATATCGGGTTGGTAAAAGAGATAGGGAAAGGGTTGACGATAAATCCCTCAAGCTTGTCAGAGTTGAACGCCAAGATCGAGGAGTACAAGAAAAATGTATCAGCGCTTAAAAGCACGATTGACACTCTCAATAAGACCAATGACCAGTACAAGAGAAAGATTGATGAGCTGATAGAGGTTAACAAGAGATATGCGGAAGCGGCTGGGAAAGTTCAAAATAGTTTAGATCAATCATCCTCTTCCATAGCCAAGGAATCAAACGCTATCTCGGAGAACATGAAAGCCAAGCAACAAGAGGTTGTCATAAGTCAGGAATTGAAGGGACTCATTGACCAGACATTGGGATCTAGGGAGGAGAATATACGCAGGGTCGCTCAAGAAAGGACGATATTGGCCCAACTATCCAAGGAGAAAAGCCAATTGAATAAAATGGAGAAAAGCGGGGCTATCTCAACTAAAGATGCCGTGCAAAAGAGGCAGGATCTGGTAAGGTCTGAATTGCTTCATCGAGAATCCTTGAGAGAGCTGTTGAACATTCTTACGAATGAGACAAAAATGATCAACTCGGCCAACGATAGTTATCAAGAGCAATCGTTGCAATTGGAGAGGCTGAGAAAGGCGTATCGGATGCTTTCCACGGAAGCCGCTAACAGCAAGTTAGGAGTAGAGTTGCAAAAGAATATAGCGGCTTTGGACACTCAGGTAAAATCTGTTGATAAAAGTCTGGGACAGCATCAGAGAAACGTGGGTAATTATGTCTCCACATGGGATGGAATGGGAAACGCAATCAATCAATTAACCCGTGAGTTTCCAGCATTCTCGGTATCGCTCCAGACCGGCTTTCTCGCTATCTCTAACAATATCCCTATATTGGTAGACCAAATATCTCGGATAAGGAAGGAGAACGCCGCCTTACGGGAGGAGGGACTGAAAGGTGTTCCCGTGTGGAAGCAAATAGCTAAGTCCGCTTTGTCTTGGAATACCTTGTTGTCGGTTGGTATAACTCTACTTACCGTATATGGTAAGGATATCTTTGAGTGGGGTAAAAACTTATTGTCATCCTCTAGCTCGGCTAAGGCCGCTTCGGAAGCCCAGAGAGACTTGAGTTCATCCACCGGGGATTATGCCAAGGCTTTAAAGAACTCGACATCATCATATGGGGAGAATCTTGTAACATTACGCAACTTACAAGCGGAATGGAATAATTTAGGAGATAATCTCGATAAGCAGAAGCAATTTATCTTTGATAACGCCTCTGAGTTTAAGAAATTAGATGTGTCAGTTACGGATGTTAATGACGCTGAGAATCTGCTAGTAGATAATACGGATGCTTTTATTAACGCCATGTCGTTAAGAGCGCAAGCCGCCGCCGGACAAAAATTGGCACAAGAAGAATACTCCAAGGCTTTACAGAAAACTATTGAGGCGGACAATAAGTTAAAGGAAGCAGAAGAGGCGGAAAAGAATAGAACCGTAGGTGGAGCTCTAAAGATAGGAGCTAGTATAGATGAGTTTTTTGGATTAAAGAGAGATTGGGATAAATTATCTGATCAATACGTTGAATCCCTCAGGGAGGAAGCGGACGCTTCCCAGAAAGAGGCGGATGCCTTCAATGCGGCTGGGGACGTATATCTAGATTATGTCTCTAAACGGTTAAAGGGAGCGAAAGAGATAATGGATAATGCCGGGATAAGTGATTACTCTAACGAGGAAAAACTTAAACGACAGCAGGAGCAAATAGAACGAGAGGCCAAGCGTAGGGAGAAATTAGAGATGGAGGCCGAACGGAATATTCAGGAGGCTCGTCTTAATGTGATGGATGAGGGGTATAAGAAAGACCGTCTTCTCTTGGAGCAATCTTTCCAAAAACGTATCGATGACGTAAAGACGAAAGGCGTAAGGGTTAATGAGCAAATCGAGGCTATTGAGGCTGAGAGAAGCAAGAAATTGGCGGAATTCGACCGTAAGATCTCGGAGCAAAGGGCTAATGAGGAAGCTCAAAATCGTTTGGCGATAGCGGAAAAAGGAAGTTTGCAAGAGCTTGACGCTCGCTTGGATATATTGCAACTACAAAAGGATAAAGAATTAAGAGAGGCGGACAAAACAGGCCAAGACAAAGCGTTGATAGAGGAAAAGTATCTAAAACAAATAGAGGACCTATACAATGATTACGGGAAACGCCTTATGTCTACCGAGCAATCTCAGAACGAATTGTATTTATCTCAAAGGCAAATAGAAATAAACGAAGAACTTAATGCCTTGACTAAACAGTACGGGCAAGGTCTTATCAAGAAAAAAGAGTATGAGAAGCAGAAGTCAGACCTAGAGCATCAATACGCTATGGAATCATTGAACAGCCAATTACAGATATTGGAATCAAACCTTCATTTATTTAGTGGGAATGAGAGATTGGAGAAAGAGAAAGAGATCGCTCGCCTCCGTGTTCAATTATCAAAAGAAACCAGCGATAAGATCATAGAGGATGCTAAGCGAGAAGAAGAGGAGCGAAAGAAAGTGGAAGAGGCTAAAAAGCGCTTGATACAAGAATCGATCTCTGCTATCATATCAATCGGTAACTCCTTATTTCAGCGTCAAATAGATAATGTCGATGCGGAAATAGAGGCTAATCAAGAGGAATATGACGCTAAGGTTGAGACTATAGACGCTCTTGCCGAGAAAGATATAATAACGACAGAAGAGGCCGAGGCCCGTAAGCGTGCGGCAGAGGAGGAGACCAGTCGCAAGAATAAGGAACTGGAGAGGAAGAAGGCTGAATTGCAGACTAGACAGGCGAAGTTCCAGAAGGCGATGGATATAGCCCAGACTATAGCCGCTACAGCTCTAGCTGTTACAAAATCTTTGCCTAATTTAGTGTTAGCCGCACTGGTTGGGGCAATGGGTGCCGTCCAACTCGCCACTATCATCGCCCAGCCCATCCCTAAATACGCTCATGGTACCGACAATCACCCCGGCGGTCTGGCGATCGTGGGCGATGGAGGCCGGAATGAGGCGGTATTGGTTGGCGATAAGGCGTATATTACCCCGGATAAGCCTACCTTGTTATCATTGCCTGCGGGAGCCGAGGTAGTTCCGGATCTCAACGATCCCGCTTTTCTCAGCCGTTTCGTTGATAACACTTATTGGCTTACGCATAACAAGAAAGGAGAGCCGGTTCAGATCGTCAATAACTTTGACGCTGAGGGGATAATAAAGGCCAATAATGATATAAAGCGAGAGATAGGGAAGCTTTCCAACGCCATATCGAAGAGCGGTCGATCCATCGAGTTTGAGAACTACAAGAGATCAAGAATGAATTGAGCGTAAAACTTGTATTTCTTATTCTTTCTCGTTATATTTGCAGGACATACAAGAAGACAGTAGAGCCTAAGAGCCATATCCGGTAGGAGTCATATCCTGCGGGATATGGCTCTTTTTGTTTTTACTGGCTTGGTCTACCACAACGGACTGGAAAGGTATTGGGCGACAGCGGTCGCTAACAACCTCCTTGATACGATGTGTTGTGGCTCGTGTCGGGGAGGTTTTTTTTAATGAGTGCCGAAGTAATCAAAATAACAAAGTCGTTTTGATCTTATGGCTAAAATTGCGGGAGAAAATATTTCGAACAATTAAAATTTTAAGATATGGAAGCAATTAAAATTTTTGAGAACGATCGTTTCGGTGAAGTGAGAGTAGCCGGGACAAGTGAGAACCCTTTATTCTGCCTTGCGGATGTTTGCAAAATTTTAGGATTGCGTGTAGACGCTGTACAATCAAGATTGACGGATGCCCCCATTCGGATTGGGGTCACCGATTCAATTGGTAGAGAACAACAAATGAATTTTGTCAATGAAAAGAATCTTTACAGGGTAATCATGCGATCCGACAAGCCGCAAGCCGAACCATTCCAAGACTGGGTATGCGGAGAGGTTCTCCCTTCCATCCGCAAACATGGAGCGTATATGACAAATGATACACTGGAGAAAGCCTTGACTTCTCCAGACTTCTTGATCCAGCTTGCGACCAACTTGAAAGAAGAGCAACAGAAGCGCATAACAGCCGAACAAAAGGTGGAGGTTGCAGAACGGCAAATCAAGCAGGATGCACCAAAGGTATTATTCGCTAATGCGGTAGAGACCTCACAACGTTCATGCCTGATCGCAGAGTTGGCGAAGATCTTGCAGCAAAACGGTGTCAATATAGGGCAGAACCGCTTGTTCGCTTGGATGCGTGAGAATGGTTATTTAGGTCAAAAAGGCGAGTACTACAATCAGCCAACACAGAAGGCTATGTCACAAGGATTATTCGAGTTGAAAAAGACTACGATAACCAAGCCGGACGGTACTATCTTGGTAACTACTACGACAAAGGTATCCGGCAAAGGCCAAGTCTATTTCGTGAGCAAATTTTTAGGGAATAAGGTGGCCTCTTGATTATAAGATCATTTTTTGGTTTAGTTTTCATAAGCCCCCTCATGTCGTGAGACAGCAAGGGGAACGACAAAGGGCGTGAGTAATCACGCCCTTATCAAGATCTATCAAGTAATGTATTAATCAAATGAAGTTAACTTGTGATAGATCTTTTGCGAATGCTTGCACTGATCTTTGAATTTTTTCTACAGTATTATGAGACGGAGTCCTGTGACCTGTCATATAATGACTCAATTGCCCTTTGTTAATCCCTGTTATACGGGATAATCCAGCCAAAGAGAACGCCTTAGAGAAATATGACAAGAATGAGGCCATGTCATAGACGAAATCAAAATCAACTTCTTCAAATGCTTTCCCCTCTTTCTCATAATATTTTTTTGTATCCTCGTATCCTCCACGGAAGACCTTGATAGCTTCTTCCGCGGTTTGTCCGGTGCCTGTCACCATATAATCCATATCGTCTGCGTCCATATAGACGCTATAAGTACCATCATTAGCCCTCTCGATGATAGCTTTTACCTTCCTTCCTACACTCATCACAGAAGTTTTTTTATTGTTTATGAATAATATAAGATATGGCGGGTTAAATACCCGCCGCCTTCTTGATCGCTTTTAATGTGCCGGTCGCAACCTCTTGCTTCTCGTGGTTGCTCATCTGGAATGTCTTCCCTGTCTTCGGGGAATACCACAAGGGATGCCCCGCTTGTTGTTCGCCGGTATCATAACACCCGGCTTTCTTTACCAATCTTTCCAGTTCATTGTACTTCATTTGTTTATTTGATTAATACGATGCAAAGATACTTGTTTGAGTATCATTCGCAAAATATTTATGATGAAATGATATTCAAATTAGTATCATTTAACAATGATAGCTCATAAAAATCCCCTCCAGAGTCTTTTGGGTGGAGGGGATTGTAGGGAGGGTTACCAATCGTCATTTTTTTGGTCGGTTGAATATACTATTTCCTTTATAAGAAGATTGAAAAATGTTTCTATATCTTTAATTGCATCAGCGTATCTTGGTTCACAGTTTTTATCATAAAGCCTTAAACTACCAGACATTGAGTTTTTACCACATTCAATATATAAATAGCTTTTTGGAGAAATCGCATCATATTGATAATACAATTCTCTTACTATTGGCGCATCGAATCTTATTTTCCCATCTTTGAATTTTATAATAAGGTTATATTTTGCGTCATATGAATATTTTTTTATATATTTTATTTGGCAAATGCCTGTATTTAATGCATTTATATTTATAGATTCTCCCGGAGCTTCGTTTATTACATTTTCGGATGCTACAAACATTGTATTTATGCTTGATATTACTTTTCTATATAAAGTATTTGCATCTACATTTTCAAAATCATATACAACGTAAGATTTATCAGGCTCATCCTCATTTACAAATCCATTGGGTGTTAATTTAAATTGCGCAAACATGCTTAAACTATTAAACATGAAAAGTAATAGAAAAATCTTGTGTTTCATAATATATGTATTTATGTGTTTATTCTAATGCGAAATTAAATATAAAAGAAAATGATAGATATTTATAATTTATGTTTCAAAACATCATTCCACCTTTATTTTCAATGGATGGCCGCAGTTAGGACATTTATACCCACCATCAATCTCTTTTTGCACTTCGGAAGGGGATGCGAAGAGTTGCCACATGGGAACATCTAAAGCTGTGGCGATCTTCTCCAAGGTGGGATATGACGGCTTACCATTAATCAATTGAGAAAGGCCAACTCTGGTCATTCCTAACTTGTCTGCAAATTCTTGTTGTGTATAGCCTTTTTCTTTAATCAAGTCTTTTATTCTATGACTCATAGTATTAATGTTTAATGTTTTTTGCAAAAATACGACTTACTGTTGTATGTAAAGTATATACTATTCATAATTAACGTTAATATATATCATGTTCTTTTCTTTATGCTTGCAATTGAATAGTATATGCTTTACATTTGCATCATCAAAATAAAACAACAGTACAATGGCAGCACAGAAATACAACAAGAGTGAGATCATGAAAGGAATGAAAGTGAATTATAAGGCTGGAACTTGTAGTAGCAGGGAAGAAATGGATATAGAAAGTCGCCAGTCCGTGCATTTAGCAGAACATATGGTTGATGGTAAACGTGGCGTTTTGATTGGAAATGAACGTGTCAACAGTTGTACGCTAGAAATATATTATGGTCGTAATATTTATAGCACTCGGATATTTATTGCAGATCGTTACGGATTAGAGATAGCGTTTTATTCCAATGGCTACTTCTATGATAGTATTTCAAAGCAAAAAGTAGAATTATTCTAAATATAAAATTATATGGAGACAATAGAGGTATTAAAGAACGTACAGAGAATTACGTTGGAGTGCATGATCGGAAAGAAGCCGGTTCATATATCGGCAAGTGTGATGCCAGAGACATCAAGCCTACAGGTGTTTGTTCAGAACAGGGATCATGACGTGATCTTCTCTGAGGTGTTCAATGATTGGATGCCGGATCATGAGGAATGGAATAAGAAAGCGTACGATCGGTTCATGGGCGTGATAAGCGACATGATCTGCGTAAGGCTTGCGGGATAACTCGAACGACGGGGAGAGGATCGGAAGTAGATGCCCCTCCGGTAATACGGCCGGAGGGTTTGATGGAATTATTTCAATGATAATTAAATGATTGCATGAAATAATAAGAAATAGGATGATTTTAGTGTCTGATGGTTTTATTGCTTATCTATCTGAAATACATTGATATGGAGTGTTAATAAAATACATTATTTAGAATGATTCTAAATAGATGCTATTTTAAGTACCCTTATCTGTCCTTATCTATCGTTATCTATCCGTTTTGTTTTGTGCTTAAAATAAGGATGTTGTTAGATTATTTTTTAATTATAAACTTTGCGTATGGGAACACCAGAATTAAGCGGAAACAAGTTCTCCGCTATAGAGCAAAAAGAAGTCTTGGTCAAGTTGATGGACTTTGACGGGGACAAGGAATTATGGATTCACTCGGAGCTTGGTGGCAACACCATGACATTCGGAATGGAGGAAGCAAGGCGGTTAAGGGATTTCTTCAACAGTCTCGATTTACGGGATTAGAAGGATGCCCTTGTCGGGGTTCGATTCCCCGGCCGCTACAATCAGTCAAAGTAAATCCCCGAAAGCGGAAGTGACTGAGCCGCTAACGGGGATATGGATAATCTTTAATGCAAAGTAAAGATATGGAAAATTTAAATAGTTTGTTGCCTATAAGTGAAAATAATGGTAAAAAGGCGGTTAATGCGAGAGTTTTACATGCCTTTTTGGGAAGTAAGCGTGATTTCTCAACATGGATTAAAGACAGAATCAAATCTTATGATTTTGCGGAAGGTGTTGATTATGTGTCATTCCCCGAAATTGTGGAGCGAGAAATAGGAGCCACTACTCGTATAGAGTATGCTTTAACTATTGGAATGGCTAAGGAACTATCCATGGTTGAAGGGAATGAGAAAGGTAAGCGAGCTCGCAAGTATTTTATCGCCTGTGAAGAGAATAGGAAAGAACTATCTAGAAAGGAGGTCCAACAATATCCGGTGCCTCAATCTTACGGGGAGGCTCTAATGTTAGCTGCGCAACAACAGATGAAAATTGAGCAGCAACAGAAGATGATAAAGCGAAACGAAGAAGAGATAACGGAGTTGAGAGAGGAGAACGTTGAGCTACAGAAACAAAGTGAGTATACCCGTGTGATCCTACAGAGCAAGAAAACCGTTCTTGTCACCCAGATAGCGCAGGATTACGGAATGACAGCGATAAGGTTCAATGCCTTGTTACGTGATCTTCGAATACAACGCAAGGTAAACGGGCAATGGATATTATACGGGGAATACATAGGAAAGGGATATGTCCATAGCGCTACCCATAACTACACTCATTCCAACGGCAGTCCGGACGTGAGCCTTAATACTGAATGGACCCAGAAAGGGCGTTTGTTTTTATATGAGGAATTAAAACGTAACGGTATCCTGCCATTGATCGAGAGATCTGCCAACAACTAACAGATATACATACATTATTCGAGGTACGGCGTAAGGACGTACAGCCAAGACTTTGACTTTATGTGACTTAATAATAAATGCAAAATGATTTAAAACTAGATGAATATGGAAGATTTAATTAAGGACATCGTCGTGAGAGCCGGCGAGAACGAGATCAAGATTAATGAGGCTTCGGAGTTGGTTATCGGAGGATTGAGCATCACCCCGGAAATGATGAAAGAGATAAAGGGCATGTCAAGTTGCCTGTTCTCCGAGGACATGGGCGATATGATAGATACACTCATCCAGTTGAGTTGCGAGGGTTGCTACGAGGACAGGGATATCATGGATAAGATGAGGGCCGTGTCTTGCGTGAGGGATTTCCTGAGGGTGATCGAGAAAGATAAGGCCGTCTGATAGTTGGTATTATGGTAATAGTCACTATCTTTGTGACAGAGCCAAAGAGCCGTTCCGGTGACGCTATGTTACCCGGTGCGGCTCTTTATATATGTATAGGATATGATAAAAGCCGTATTATTGATAGGAGGGAAGAGATACGACATCACGGATCATCTGAGGAACTGGGAGGATGTCGAGATCTCGGCCAAGCGTAAGGATCTAGGAGGCGTTGTCCGCACTTTCTCCAACAAGTTCGAGTTCGTCAAGGGAGCCTACGATCTTCTGGAGGCCGAGTATCTGGCCAATTACACCAAGGCATCGGCCATATTGGTGATCGGGGTGTTGAACGATAGCTGGGGATATAACGAGAAATTCCGCTGCAAGCTCGATTTCTCCACTTACCAGAGCGACGGTTACACGATAACCATCAATGCCATTGACGATAGCGTAGCGTCCATCATCAACGCCAACAAGTCGCAGGTATACGATATACCGGTGTCGGAGCTGAAGGAGGATACCCTATATTATGACCGGATATACCTGCTCAATAAATCCACTATGTATATAACCCCTAACTTCGAGAACGAGTTGATGCCCGATTACGAGCAGTTCATGGCATTGAGGCTCCAGAGCCGGGAGACGTTATTACCTTTGGCTTACGGGGAGATAAGCACGCCGGTAAAGGGAGTGATGGAGGTCTACGACGTAGGTATGGATATCCCGTACGATAACGCGGGGAAGACTGGTTATTTCGCCTTGTGCCTTGTCGATAAGATCGAGATAAATCTAAGGATACGAATGGTCGTAGATTTGCTGACCACGGCGGTGACATCGTTGCACATAAGGCATATGTCTACCGACAATAAGCTGAAATCCGACAAAGCCATACTGCTAAGCAAAGAAGGATCGTCAGCGGGCGTTACATTCGTAGATGAGAGCCTTTCCTACGCTATGAGGGATGGTGACAGGCTGATCGCCTACATATTGTGCGTAACGTCTATAGGGGAGGATATCGATGAGATCATCAAGATATCAAGGGACTACGATTTCTATATAGATTACTCAGCTCGCAACAAGCCCGTAAATATAGACGCTTTCTCCCCTAAAAAACTATTATCCTCGCTATTGTCAAGGATGGGGGTGTCCTTATCGGGCGATATCGTCTCAGGCTCCATGCCCATACCTTGGATGATGGCGGCGGAGAGCGTGAGGGGGATAAAGGACGCTAAGGTCCATACGTCCTTCTCCAAGTTCTGTGATTTCGCCAAGGCGTTGCTTGGGTATGATTACGAGATACTGGATAATAGCGTGCGCTTCCGCCACATGAATGATTTCTTCGTCAACGAGACCAAGGATTTGGAGCACGTGAGCGGCATGGACCTGTCCGTAGACGAGTCGTTGATATACTCCGGGGTTGACATAGGCTTCGACAAGCAGGACTATGACGAGATAAACGGTCGTGACGAGTTCCACTTCAAGAGCAGCTTTAGTACGGGGTTAAGCATAAAGGACAACATCCTGTCATTGATCAGCCCGTATAGGGCGGATTGCTATGGATTGGAGTTCCTCGCCAACGAGCGTGAGGAGGAATCGAAGGATACGGATTCCGACAATGACATATTCATTGCCCACGCTAGGAAAGAGGGGGGCAGGTTGGTGCTGGTAAGAGAAGTGAATGGAGGCCCTATATATAAAGTTACCGGGGTCTTGTTCCCTGACACGATCTTTAACGCCAAATATTCCCCAAGGAATATGCTGATGGTAAACAAGGCTAGGCTAGGCATATGCACGGATTATTTGTCTTTCACGGCATCCGAGGGCAACTCGTCCATATCGATAGGCGGCGTATCGGAGACCCTACCCATTTCGTTGCCGACTAGCGACCGGAATATAAGGATCGACAAGGTATCCGTGGAGACCCCGGGGTTATCCCCTTTCCCGGGTAATTACAGGGGTAAATTATCGTTCTCGTACGCCGGGAGATCGTACGAGGGATGGGTAAGCGAGATAACGGAGAAGATAGGGAAATACCAAACGGCATCCTATTCGCTGATATTGTCTAAAATTACGTAAATTTGTTTTGACAATTGATCCTTATCCCCTATATTTGTAGGACATAACAAAAAAAGAATTAGAGCCTAAGAGCCATACCCGGTAGGAGCCGTATCCTATGGGGTATGGCTCTTTTGGCGTTTATAGGCGTATGATAAACGTGAGCAAGATATCACCGTTGCTTTTCGATGTCAGGTATAACGACATCGAGATTGATCGTGAGTATGTCCAACGTTTCGCGGACTCGGAGACGATTACCGTGCAATGCGTCGTGTCCCCGTCCACCACGTTGACGATGTATCTCTTTGACCTTTGCGCCAACGACAGTTTCGCCATCTCTCCCATATCCTATGATATCAACGACTCGAATAAGCTCCTTGAGTTTATCATCCCGAGGGGCGGAAGCCTTTATCAAGCCACGATAACGGGAAGCGAGGGCCATGTCAGCAGCGTCCCCTTCCGTTTTTGCGACCGGGAAGAGCTGTCCGGTTTGGCCGAGATATCCTATACCAACAGGGACAATATAACCTCGTTCGGGGCGGTGTTCAAGGTCGGTGGCAACCAGAGGACATTCAAGTTATGGGTAGAGGGAGGGTTTAAGTCGGACGGGCACTCGTTGAGTGTTAGCAACGAGCAATTCAGGACGCAAGGGCAAGAGATCATAGAGCTTTACGCCGTCCCTTATCAGGTGGATACGCTCACGATAGGAGATAACGAGGGTGTCCCTTTCGAGATGGCCAGACTATTCAATAATATATTATGTCTGTCCGATGTTAAGATAAACGGTGTCAGGTATGTAAGGAGCGAGTCCAGCGTGCCGGAGAGGCAGGTGATCGCCGAGCGATACCCGTTGTTTAATTATACGTTAAACTTGGAGAGGGCGGAGAACGTATCCTTTAACGGATTCACGGAACAGGCGGATGGCTCTTGGGTCACAGGCACCATAAGTGTCAACGTGGCTAACGCCAAGGACGGGCAGGTTCTCGTGTACGATGATTCCGCCGGGGCTTTTGTCAACCAATCAAACCTTGACTCATTATGAGCAAAAAGAAATTAACCAAGCATATATGGTATGGGTCGGATACCGTGATGTCCGACGGAAAGCTGCAAGCGGCCCCTCCTCCCGTGGCTATTGATGACGGGAGCGAGGAATGGCATTTATCGGGGTTGACGAGAGGCGAGTTGTTCGTTAACGATTACGCCGGAGATCCCGCCTTGTTCATCCTTGCCAGTGATAATACGGTACGAAGGATAGGTGGCCAAGGCTCCGGAGGCGGAGGCGAAGGGGGCGGCGGTGATTTCTCGTTGGTGCAAGGCCCGGGCATAGAGATCAAGTCGGATATCAATAACATATATACGATCTCCCATAAGGATACCTCTTCGCAAGAAAGTATAAATAAAACGAAGAAGAAAGGTATCGCGTCCGTGCTGCTCGATGACTTCGGCCATGTCACGGGCTTGGATACTTGCGACATCCTTGATCTTGAGGACTTGGACAAGCGTTACCTCCGCAAGGATATAGACGATATGGCGGCAGGTAATATCCTGTTCAAGCAGAAGATCGGGTCGGAGATCTTCCTCGACGGCATGGACGGCAAGGGCTGGGAGATCAAGGCCGACGGTTCCGGTATCATGGAGGCGTTGAAGGTCCGCTCGGATATTTTCGCCGGGAATAAGATCGGCTCCATATCGTTCGCCCCCGGTTTCACCGGATGGGGCACGGAGATAGACATCCCCACGGCCACGGGAACCTTCGACAACATCTTCGCGAGGAAGACCTTCACGGCCTACGAGATCGTCTATTCCCAGATATACGGGCTGGGCAGTTCGCAGATCGTGTCCGACATCAACAAGATCGGGAGGGTCGAGAGACTATCGGATAGATGGCGTTGCTACATGGACGATATGGACGGCCTCATGCTAATGAACCTCAGGGAAGGCGACGGCGTGAAGATACAGAGAAGAAACGGGATCACGTCCACTAAATACCTGTTCGGTCGTTGTATCGGCATATCCTCCGACTATTTCGACGTGGCCTATCCGTTGATAGAGGGGACGGGCGAGCCGGAGGTAGGGGATTTCGCCATGCGCTGGGGTAACGACAGGGATACGACCCGGCAAGGCCTTATCTATCTTACCACGGCCGATCAAGGCGCCCCTTTCATCGCCGTATATGACGGGATCACGGGCGTTTCCACGCAAGACACGCTGAAAGCTCTGCTGGGCAATGTCTCGATGATCCGCACCAAGAATGGGACGCAACTGAAGGGATACGGGGCGTACCTTAACGGCGTGTATATTGAGAACTCTTCCATATACCTCGATAACGGTAACACGATAGAGCAACAGTTCTACGTGATGAACGGGGAGCTTAACAGCAAGATAGAGGGCATAAGGAACGACATGTCGCTTGAGTCCGGGAACATCCTCGTGAACTCCTCTTTCGGCACCGATACCAACTATTGGGCGGAAGAGAACCAGATCCATTTCATCAACGTGAGCGGCAACCTGCTGTGGGTAGGCGGGGCTTTCTACTCCGATAAGAGAAAGGTCGCTGACATATACCGTGACGGCGGCAGGAACGTGCTGAGAATAAAGGACACGTATATATCACAACGTAACGACGTGATGAAGGTCCCTGATCTGGAGGAGAGCGAGGAGGGGCATACGTTCTCTTTCTCCTTGTTCTACAAGGTCGTAAGGCGTGGTGTCTTGACGGTGGGTTTCCAAGGGCAGGAGTTGTATGACTCCTTGACCCTCGATCCGTCCGATGAGTACGTCAAGCTGTCCAAGGCCGGGAGGTGGGACGGTACCGGGGATTTCCGGATCGGATTCACCGGCGAGATATTGATATACGGCGTGTCGTTGTTCAACGACCGGTTGGCCGATGCCGTGATAAAGCTTGAGACGCGGATATTGCAGACGGAGGAGTATATAAAACTTCTGGCCACGAAGGACTACGTGGATAGCGAGACCGGGAAGATATATACCAAGTATGACGCTGAATTGTCGGTCATGGCCGATAAGATTGAGCAACGTGTAACCAAGACGGATTTCGATACGGAGACAGGAGCGATTAAATCGGAGCTAGAAGGAAAGATTACCGTAGAGGCTGGAAGAATAACGAGCTTGTCGACCGCATTAGATAATACAAACAATTCACTTACGGAAGTAGGTACGGAATTGGATGCCGTAAAAGGTAATATGGAGCTATATGTCAAGAAAGATGGTGTGATAAGTTCAATCAATCTTTCAAATGAAGGCATATTAATACAGGCTAACAGGATCAATCTTGTAGGGGCGGTGACGTTCAGCATGTTTAATACGGATCTTCAAAGCACTATTAACGGGAAAGCAAACTCGAGTGCTCTAGGGGATTTGGCTTATGAGGACTATATCACCAAAGGGATGATGAGTACGGCTTTGCAATCGGAACTAAACGGGAAGGTAAGCGAAGGCGCTTTAGGGACACTAGCCTACGCAAGTTCCATATCAAAGAATGACTTGGCTTATTCTTTATTGACCGAATTTAACGGTAAGGCAAACAGTTCTTCTTTAAAGGCTCTTGCTTATTTAGATAAGGTTGAGCAAGCCCAATTGGGAGCGACAATCATATCAGGAGGTCATATTATCACATCCCTGATTGACACGGACGCAATTTATGCGAATATGGCATCTATAGCTGGATTTACGATTGAAAAAAATCAGCTTTATGGAACAACGAATAATGAATATTACGGGAGTTATAAGATGTATATAGACTCAAGCAAATGCGAGATTGGAATATCTGATAGTAATGAGTCAACGTATAAACTGAGCGTAGGATATAATTATAAGACAACGAATGATGCGGGGACAGCGTCCTTGTTCATCAAAAAATCACTGGCGATAAGAACTATGGTCGAAGTCCCGAGAACTGCCATAAAAGTAGCGGTCACTAACGCGGACGATTCTGATATGGTAAAATTAGAATGTGAGTCTACCAGAAATGATAGTGGTTTTATGAATTTTTTGTATTGCAAGCATGGAATAAGAGATATACAGCTTGGGACAAAGAAGTTCTCTAATGACTCACCCGGAATATGGCGTACTGTCTTGCGTATGGGCTTAATGCCTTCGGTAACACAAGTAAACACTGAATCCACATCTGGAACGAGATATAATGTCAAATGGGATTCCGCTACGAGACTTCTCTATATAGAATAATATAACAATTAAAATACATCAATCATGAAAGTAAATTTCAACAAGCCCCTAAAGACCTTCAGGGGGGAAGACATGAAGGACGAGTTCGGAAAAGTTCAGGTCATCAAGGATATCGTATGCGCTAGGCTTTATTCTTCCGGCGATGAGATGAACGAGGACGAGAAATATGAGTCCTACAAGCTGATGACAAGGATCAACGCCGCCGATGGCGATATGGACATCAGCGACAAGGAATCCATATTGATAAAGAAATGTTGTAACAGGACATTGACCGCCGGCGCTTTCGGGCAGATCTTCGACCTTTTAAACGTGTAAGACCATGGAGATAACGAGCGACACAAGGACGATAAACGGCTACTCGGAAGTGGCCGGTATCAAGATACAGTATTCCGCCTCTGTCAAGACCGATGAGCGGATAGACCGGATAACCGGCTCTTTTATCAAGGACGGGGTACGTGTGGGATCTCTTGCCTGCGAGCGTAACGGGCAGTTCTTCATGTCGGTGGACAAACCCGGCGTGATAACGAGCAAGGAGGAGGCCGTGGCCGTAGCCACGCAGTTCTTTAACGACACTTACGAGATGTTGAACAGTCAAGCGGGAGAGTAATATATGGAAAGCGTCATCCTAAAATCAGGCATGGAGATTGCGCCAGAGGATATCCAACTTATAGCCTCTGCGGTCAACGGCCTGTTGCTTACCACGTCTAAGGACCCGGGACAGTACGAGGAGGCCAATAGCCTGCAAGGTATATCATCCTTGCCGGTGTTCAGGCAATCCGGCTCGGCCTATGACCTCGTTCGTGTGGCTATCTCGCTGTTAAGAGGCGTTGACGGGAAGCAGATCGTCTTGCAGGTAACGGCCGATTACGTCCAGTGGCGTTATGAGGACGGGATGTGGCAGAACCTGATACCGCTCGCCGACTTGAAGAAGCCGGCCACGGACGCAGCCGCCGATGTCCGGGCTAGGATGGACGCTATCGTCAGCGAGGTGAACGCCTTGAAGACCCAGATCCAGAACGACGTGAGGCATGCCTTGGAGAGAGCAGACGCGGCCACGGAGAAAGCGAACACGGCCGCAGAGAACGCCAAATCGGTGTCTGACCATCCGGGCTATATCGGCGATGACTTCCATGTGTACACTTGGGATTACGCTACCGGGGCGTATATCAAGACGGACAGGATACTAAAACCGGAGGCGTTCACGATCTACAAGGTCTATAAGTCCGTCTCGGCGATGGAGTCCGACAAGGCGAGCGTCCCGGAGGGTAAGTTCGTCATCATCAACACGGGCAGCGTGGAGGAGGAGGATACCGGCAAGCTGTATCTGAGGACATCCACGGGCTACGATTACATCGTGGACGTGTCCGGCATGAGAGGCTTCACCGGGAAGACTCCGCAATTCTCCATAGGCACCATAACGGCGGGCACGTATTCTTCCGTATCGTTGTCCGACGGGGGCACGGACGCATCCGGCAACCCCGTATACAGGATGAACTTCGTGTTGCAGAGAGGCCCTAGGGGATTCTCTCCCAAGATATCGATCGGGAAGGTGACGACCGGTCTCCCGGGAACGGCGGCCCAAGCCACGATAACCGAGAAGGGAGAGACCGAGGAAGGGGTACCATTGGCGGAATTAGATCTTACCATCCCGCAAGGACAGGACGGATCGGTAGTCGGCGTATACAAGACAAGGGAGATCGACCATGTCCCGGGGGCTAACGACGTGACCTACGAGGAGGGCGGTGAGACCAAGAGCTACCCTATAGGCGGCGAGGTCTATCTAAGGGAGTCTCCCGGAGACGTTACGTTCTACAAGCTCCACGACATAGTGGAGGGTAAGGCCATATGGGAGGAGTCTTCCGGTGCCGCCTTGCCGGGGAACGTCTACTTGACCGGGGCGAATTACTACAATGAATCAGTAACAATAATCGATAAAGGGATATTATCATGAGCAAGAGAGGAGCTTACGTATACCAACAGATAGAGCAGTCCACCGCCGAGTGGACGGCTGACAGCACCATATACCCGCCGTCGCTATGGCTTTTCGAGCGGTTGGCGAACGGCAATTTAAACATGAAGTTCTCGGACGGTATCCATACGTACGCCGATCTTCCGTTGATGATGCAAGACATCAAGGTGAGGATAAAGACTGACACGGACACGGAATACGTCTTGGAGATAACCTCCGCGGAGGGAACCATAACCACGCCTAACTTGCGTGACCATTACGACGATGCGGATATCCGGAATCTGGTCACCGGTCTAAGGACGGACGTTGATAAGTTAAAGCCCGTTGTCACCTCCACCCCGTCTAACGGTCAGATAACCATAACGCCGGACAAGGCCCAAAATGACGATCCGGACGTGTCGATAACTCTGGAGACCAAGGGGGACAAGGATAAGTCGCTGATGGCCGACGGCAATTACCGCAAACTGCCCGTGTACGGCAGGAACCTGTTGCTGGGATCGGGGAAAGAGGTTAGCAACTCGAATTACAATATCGCTGATTATTGGTTGGCGGAACAGATACCAGAAGGGACACAAGTAACTGTTACTATATGGGGAGAACTGGGTGAAAATGCCGTTTATTTTACGGTATATAACTCAAGTGGTTCGGTTGGGTCTATGACTGCTCTTAAAGATTTTGTTGACGGTAAATCAAGCGCTACCTTTAAATGGATGACAAAGTATGGGGGTAATATCTCGGCTAATACTTATTTAAAAATATATGTGGAAGGAACAGATGTAAATCCGTCTACCTCCACCATTCACAAGATCAAGCTCGAGTACGGCGACATCTCCACCGAGTGGACCCCCGCTTGGGAGGACATCCCGGATATAGAGGAGCGGTACGCCTACGGTGTAAAGTGGGACATGGCATCTAGCAATCGAGACGGGAAGCGTGTTGGAAATATGCAACTGCATAGGGATTTGCCGGTTCAGAGCGGGATGATACGCTGTATTATTGATAATAATGGAGGTATTGTGAGATACAATGACGAGGCAGTTGATGATATTCTAACACAATCGGCTATGGTTGAGATCCCTGAACATTGGTTTAAATTATATACAAATGGTACTAAGTTTAAAGCGATGTTCTCTGCAATACCTTTACCCGGATATAACCACATAGATAAATTTTACATATCTACTATGGAGGCTAGAATTTATCGTAATAATTCGACTTTGTTTAGTTCTAAAGGTGTTAATTCTACTGATTCTAGCGTCCGCGGCGGCGACAACACCGCTGAATGGGACGGCACCTATCGTTCCTTGCTAGGCCGTCCCGTCACCAACCTCACCCGAGACCAATTCCGGCAAGCCGCAAGGAAAAGAGGCAGCGGATGGGAAATGTATACCTACAACGCCCACAAGATCCTGTTTTGGCTATTCGCCGTCGAGTACGCCACGCTGGACAGCCAGAAGCCTTTCAACGCCCAGAAGGACGCTAACGGTTTCGCCCAAGGTGGCCTAGGTCCGGGACCGACGCAAATGACGGATTGGGCTAACTTCAATAACGCCAATCCCCTTATCCCATGCGGCTATACCAACGAGTTCGGGAACGGCTCGGGAGAGAAGGCATATGTGGTGAAGAACGCTTCCGGCGGTACTCATGCCACATTGATGGCTAACAGGTATCGTGGTATAGAGAATCCGTTCGGCCATATCTGGAAATACACCGATGGGGCCAACATACAAGTCACCACGGGTGATTCCGGATTGTCTATCTTATGGACTACCGATGACCCGTCAAACTTCAGCGATACATCTTACACAGGCTATAACAAGAAAGGCAACATCTGCCGTACCAATGGTTATGCCAAGAAGATGCTCCTAGGTGAGGATGGTGATATCGTAGCTACGGAGATCGGCGGTAGCTCCTCTACCTACTGGTGCGACTACTACTACACCTACACATCGGCTAACCGCATGCAGGTGGTGCTGGTTGGCGGTCGCGCGGACGACGGGTCGTCTGCGGGCCTCGCTAACGTGGGTACGAGTGATGCGCCTTCCGATGCGCATCGTTACATCGGTTCTCGCCTTTGCTTTTTCCCCGAATTTCGTAAAACGTCGGCGTAGCCGCACGTCTCACGTCGGGAATTTTTTGTATAACGTTTAATGAAGATAAAAATGGAAGAAGAAAAGAATAAAGATGACGGCAGCTTGTCGTTCTTGAATATCCCAAGGGATAAGAACTCAAGGCATTTTAATTGTCCGGAGATCACCCAACAGAAGTTGACGAATCTCACGTTCTGGGTAATCGATTACATGGATGGCGTGTCCACCAAGTTCGGGAAAGACAGGGCGCTTGTCATGATCAAGGAGAATCTTGAGGATAAAGATAGTGATGCGAAGAAATTCTTTACGAACTCCCAAGAGATCAAGTACGTTCTTGGTAAGATAAAGGAGATGGACAAGTTCCCGAGGAAAGTGACGATGCGAGCCTCCGGGAACAGGTATTATCTCGAATGACGGAATGAGGGTCGATCATCCCTAGGTGGTGCTGGTTGGCGGTAACGCGGACAACAGGTCGAATGCAGGCCTCGCTAACGTGAATACGAATAATGCGCCTTCCGATGCGAATCGTAACATCGGTTCACGCCTATACTTTTAGAGAGGGGAAAAGATATTTAGATAACAAACAGGGATGGTGGCCTCGCCTCTTGGCGAAAAAAGTCTCCCCATATAAAGGGTGTTGGTAGGGAAACCGAAGACTCCCTATGATAAAAAGCAAATTAATGACAATAAAATGAAGAGAATAGGGAATTTATTTGATAAGATAGCGAATATGGACAACTTGATACTTGCGGACATAAAAGCCCGAAGGGGAAAGAAGGATTCATACGGCATAAGGTTGTTCGACAAGGACAAAGAGGGTAATCTAAGCCGTTTACTAAAGTCTCTGCTGGATGGCACGTTCAAGACTTCCAAGTACCGGACTGATACCATCTATGAGCCAAAAGAAAGGATCATCTTCAAGCTCCCTTATTATCCGGACAGGATATTGCATCATGCCATAATGAACGTCATGGAACCTATATGGGTTTCCGTGTTCACGGCTGATACGACATCATGTATCAAGGGAAGAGGAATAACGGAGGCGTATAAGAGGACAAGACGGGCTTTGTCCGATCGTGAATCCGTCTATTGCCTCAAGGTTGATATCCGCAAATTCTATCCGTCAATAGACCATGAGGTGTTGAAAGGCATCGCTCGGAAGAAGATCAAGGACGATCGCTTGCTTATGTTGTTGGATGAGATCATTGATTCCGCTCCCGGCGTTCCGATCGGGAACTATCTTAGCCAATATCTTGCGAATCTTTATCTCGCCTATCTGGATCACGAGATAAAGGAGATTATAGATATAAGGCATTATATCAGATACGCGGATGACATGACTTTTTTCCATCATGATAAGTGTTTCTTGAGAAACGTATTACTTCCGTGGCTTATCGATAGATTGGCCGTGTTGAAGTTGGAGCTGAAAGGGAATTACCAGATATTTAAGATCGCTGAGAGAAGATCGGATAAAAGCGGCCGTGGTATAGATTTCGTGGGGTTCGTTTTCTATAAGGAGCATATACGGATAAGGAAGAGGACTAAGCAAAATCTATGTCGTGCGGCGGCTAGATTGAATAAAGTCCCGAATATATCCTTAACGGAATACAAGGCAGGTCTAGCCGGTTGGCTGGGCTGGATATATGATAGCGATAGCAAGCATTTAGCTAAGAAAATTTTAAAACCAGAGTTTTATGAAGCGATCATGGAGCGACACAATGCCGCCTAGAATAGAGCGGGACGGTGACGGTTCCTACCTGTACCGGTGGGACGTTAGAGAGGAGACAAGGGAGATGGGTGACGATATGGCCCCCGTGATCTCCTATAGTTACAACGAGGTCAGGGTATGGGGCACGTTGACGGCCAACAAGATATTGGAGGTCTGTATCAACGCCCTATGGGACAAGGACGTGGAGCAAAAGAAGCTGAACGACTACAACGCCGCCCAGCTAGGCATACTGGACTTGTCATACGTGGAGTCTTATAAGACGTTCCTTAACGAGAGGAAGGCGTTGAAAGATCGTGTGGATAGCGATTTCGCCGAGTGGGAGGCGGCGAGAGAGGATGAGAGCGTAGTGGTTGTTTAACTAATTAAAAAAAAGCATCGGAAGAATGGATAGATACATCCCCTACCTGCTAGACGCGGGCAACTGGTTAAAGACAATGGCGATAGCCGCCGTGGTGACAATGCTAGACTTCATGTCTCCGATCGAGAACTTCTTGGTCGTGATCCTATCGTTGGCCTTCATAGACACGTTCTGGGGGCTGGCTGCGGATCACGGGGATTTCCGGAAGAGCAAGTTCATCCGTAGCTGGGTGTACATGCTAGTCTATTTCCTGATCATAATCATCTCGTTCTGGATAGGCGTGATGATGGATATATCGGAGGATAACGCCAAGGCTGTTGTATCTTGGATCACGTGGGCGATGATATGGTTTTATGGTACTAATGTATTGAAGAACATGGGCAAGGTATTCCCGGATAACAAGGTGATAGCCTTCTTGTATTGGGTTGCCGCCGTAAAATTCATTAGTAAGGTCAATTTCTTGGATGAGTATAACAAGACAAAGAATAAAAAAGGCTCCCCTGATCCAGAAGGATAGGGGAGCTGGATGTAAAAACGCCTCTGTCACGCCTGTCACAGGTTATGATAGAGGAACAAGGTTAACAAAGCGCATAAAAGTATAAAAAATAATTGATATGAGAACGATTAACAGGAAAATCAACTTGATCGTGATCCATTGTTCGGCCACTAGGGTAGATAAGGATTATACCCCTGAGCAATTAGAGAGAGACCATAAGGCGAGAGGATTCAACTCTGCGGGTTATAACTATTATATCCGGAAGAGCGGGGAGATAGTATCTATGCGTCCATTGGAATTGATTCCGGCTCATGTGACCGGATATAACAAGAACAGTATAGGAATATGCTATGAGGGTGGTCTTGATCCGGACGGGAATCCGGATGATACACGTACGGAGGTACAGAGACAGTCGATTATAAGGCTGTTGTTGGATTTGGTCGTACAGTTCCCGGATAGTAGGATCTGCGGTCATCGTGACCTATCCCCGGATCTTAACGGTAACGGTAAGATCGAACCGGACGAGTGGATGAAGATGTGTCCATGTTTTAATGCCGAGGAGGAGTATCGCAATATATGAAACCTTGGAAAGTAATATTAATACTAGTGTGCTTGGTAGCCAGTTTCACGGCTGGCTACCATATCCGGGGGGATGTGACTGATAAAGTCGTGTCTAAATCCGATACCGTATTAATAACCGACACGATCCATGACAGTATCCCGTATCCTGTTTACGAGACATTGGTGCAGACGATACCGGAGCCGTTCCCTGTTTATATCACGTTGGACGGTGACACGGTAAAGGAACCTGTATATGTTCCGGTACCCATAACCAGCAAGGAGTACAAGACGGATGATTACCGGCTTTCAATTTCGGGTTACAAGCCTAATCTTGATTACATCGAGGTTTATAGAAGGACTGAGTATATAACCAAGACGATCTCCCCCCGTAGATGGGGAATCGGCGCGATAGCCGGTTATGGGATCGGTAAGAATGGACTATCACCTTATGTAGGTATAGGAGGATTCTATAGGATCTGGTAATGAGTAATACCCATAGGGGCGGGTATTGAATAAAGCCCCTATTCCTCCGACTCTTCGACCTTCCGGAGGAAAGACATAACTAGCCATGTATGTTATTCGGGGCTTCCCTTATATAACATGCGTGGCGTTATTTTGTTAATGAAATCTACAAAAAAATGAACAAGGTCGAGGAGTTTTACAAGCGAGTGATTTGTATCGCTGGTGAGGTATGCGGGGTTGATCCCGTAGACATGATGTCATTTAACCGTGAGGAATGCGTTAACGCCCGTGGTATCCTCATTATAATACTCTTGGATAAGGGGTACTCGGAGAAAGTTGTGGCCGATCTTACAGGGCTTACCAGACGGGGCGTTAATAGGATCAAGAACGATTTTCCAGATAGTATAAGGCGTAATTGGATGATACATATGCTTGACCGGGAGGTCAGGAATAAACTAGGAATGAATAAGGAATAAGCTAGGAACAAGATATTTCCCTTGGTATGGACTTCTCTGGATTTTTGTGGTGTCCGGGATAACCCGGATATGACCATAAAAAACTTCACATATGGAAGCAGAGAAAATTATTAAGGAGAAAGAGATCGTCCATGAGGATGAGCACAAGGATTACGCAAGCAAGGGCGTGGGTAACGCCGGCTTGACATTGGGTATCATTGGTACGGCTCTTGGAGCTTGGGCGGTGTCACGTAACCGTGGCGGCTTGTTCGGCGGTGGCTGGGGAGCCGGTATGCCAGAGAACGTTAACATCAACACGACCACAGGAGGCGGTGGTGGTTCCGGGGTAGGCGCTCCGACTGCGTTCATGGCTTGGGAAAAGGGCTGTGAGGAGGCGTTATCGCTTACAAACGCAATGTGGGGATTGAAAGTCTCAGGTATGCAAGCCGATTACGATCACCGCCAGACGGATATCGCCGAGAAATTCGCCTTGTGGAAGTCACAGGTAGACGCTGATTTCGGATTGTACAAGTCACAAGTAGACGCTGATTTTGGTCTATACAAGAACCAAAGAGACCAGTTCGATGTCTTGAAGGCTCAGATCGATGAATTGAGGTGTCAGGTGGCTGTAGGTTCGGCGATTCGTCCTTACCAAGACAAGTTGCTTCAATGCGAGATCGAGAAGGCGTTCACGGCTAGTGTCAATTACACCGATCGTAGAACCTGCCGTATGATCACGGGAGAATTGGTATTGCCAAATACCCCTACGGTAACAGGCTATCCTAGCTACAATCCGTGCTCATGCCCGGCATCCGCTCCGGCACCTACGGCTTAAGGTAAAGTTAGTGGCTTGTGCTCCCTAGGGGGCGCTTGCCACTTTCCTTTTTTTAACCACTAACAGTATTATCATGCAGACAAATGTTTTTTTAGGGGGGAGTGACCCTGTATTAGGTAGCAATCCTTATAATCCGAATATAAGCGAGATAGAAGCAAACATTCAGCGTCTCCAGCAAGCGCAGCAACAGATGGAGATCCAGAAGCAACGTATGCTTAACCCTTCTGCGCAACAGGCCCAAAGCCGTAATCCGGTGTGGGACGAGATAGATAAGCTCGTTAGCGAGATGTCGGATAGCGAGTTCGAAATGGTCAATAACAATCCGGAGTATCAACAGGCCTACCAAAAGGTAATGTCCATCCTTAACCGTGAATACATGCGCATCATGCGTCCGTTGGTGGAGGAGAGCAAGGACGGAAAGGCCGCCTTGGAGGAATTGTTGGGAATGGCCAAGAAGATAAAGAAATCGGCCTCAGAGGAGGTTAACAAGAACATGGCGTTGTTCGCTGAGTACACGGCCAAATACGCCGATATGCCATACGCCGACTTCCTTAAATTGAAGAATAGCGGAAAAGGAGGTAAGAAATGACACGTGAGGAAGGTATGCTTATCGAATTGATCGATAAGGTCAAGAGACAAGGGTATGCTATCAGTACCTTGAGAGAGGAAGTGGAACAATTAAAGAAAGAGTCCTATGGAACTAAAGCAACAAGCTCTAGAGCTAAAAAGCAGGCTAATTAACTCGGTGGAGATATGGGCGGAGGAAAGGGTTGACTCTTTCGTCTCCGGGAACACGGCGTTCAAGCCTCTTGGAAAGTATCTTAAAAGGGGTGTCCATAACATCCTCGTGCAAAAGGACAAGGAGATCACTGAGAAGGTGGAGGGTTTCATGATGTTCGTGGCTGACGAGAACGGCAATTATGATAAGGAAGAGCTATTCGATGACGCCATGAACGTATTCAAGAGCATGAAGCCGTATAAGTTTGAGCAAGGATTTATCAAGGGTACGATCGGGGAAGGCTCCATCTTGATAGAGCTTCCAGATAACGGACTCATGAATTTTATCCTTGGTGACACTAACGCTATACGTATAACGGAAGCGGATTTTCTGGAACTGAAATCAATATTCACAGAATAAAATAAATGACAGGGTATGAGATACAAGGAATTGATGAAGGACTATCATTCGAAAGGGATGGTATCCGAGAAAAAGATGTGGGAGGCCATATGCGAGCTGGACGAGGCGATGGAGTGTCTAAAGGAAAAAGATCCCGAGAAGTATGACGAGGCCATACGTGATATACATGAGGTTTTTTGCGGTCCTCATTATAATGAGCATTTCGCTAAGATGGACGTGGCGGCAATGCACCATAAAGGCAAGTCGGGGGAGGATAAGGGTGAGCACTGGAACATCCAGCAAGTAACCGCCGTCGCTAAAGGCATGAGCGTACCGGGCAACGCTAATATTTGGGATGTTTACGTTGCGCTAAATTCAGCGTGGCACGACAAGGAAGTAAAGTTCACGGAATGGTTCGGCCCGGACGCTGAGAAAAAGATCATCGAGGATGCTATTAATTTCTACTTCATGGATGATGACGCTCCGGAAGGCAAGGTCTGGATTTATATGTGTGCCATGGATGACTAAGAAAACCAAAAATAAAGGACACGCAAAGAAGGAATCCGCAAGACGGGAGATAGACCGTCTTGCGGATTCCTTGGATTTCGAGCCTGTCAACTTCTATGAGGTGATGGCTCGGATTAGGCACTTGATGTGCCTGTTATGATGACATGTATTTTTTTACGACATCCATATTACTAAAGGACATGGATAGAAGCCGCATTGAGTCATTCCTTACGCTAGTCAATGCCTCCACGTTGTCTTCAAATGGATTTAACGATTTTATGGCGGAGACAAGATCATGCATACAATAGCATACCAACAATACATACGATCCCATGACCTCTGAATTGTTTTGTTCAGCGGCTTTATGCAATACTTTGTCTGCGAATCCCATCTTAACCGTATTGCCATTGTCATCTTTTTGATATATAGGTATATCAACTCCCATTTTGACCTTGATAAAATCAGTTATGGAAAAATTAGCCTTTGCTTGTAGGCATCCGTAGAGCCTCTCCAAGTCTTTCGGGCTGGTCTCTTGAACGATATCAGTCCAATCGTCACAGACCAACTCCCTTATGACTGAGTAAGGCTCAAGCCTGTCATTGGGGATATCGATGACCTTAACGCTCCCATCCTCGTTATAGTCATCGCTATCGCCGCCATATTCATTAACGCTCTCGATACGTTTCGAGGAAGCGTAATATTTCCAGTTCCCATCAAACTCTATCAGGTATTCATCCAGTGTTCTTATCCATCCCTTCAGCTTGTATATGGATTGATGCAGATACATTTCCCACAAGCATGTATCATAAAAAAGATCAATGCAATATCGGCTATTTTCATCATCTTTATGACGAAAAGTACGGGGTGCGGATATGATTCTCGCCATATCCAAATTCCCTAACACCTTATTGAAAAAGTTGGCCAATAAACTGTCATCATCTATGCGTGATAACAGCTCATAAAAAGGTTTATCTCTCATTAGACTGAAATTTTAAGGTTATACAAATCAAGGATGAACTTCTTCCCGGCCTCCGTCCAATACATATGCTGGCGTGTCTTAATCTCATGATTTCAATTTATTTATTATTTAATGATTATATAGTCCCCGCAATCTTCAATATACTTTATTCCGGCACTATCAAGAGTATTCTCTATGTCCACTTGGCACAGGCAAGATTCCGGTATGATATTGTCATACCCTTCCGCTGGGATCATTTTCGTGATTTGCGGGAAATGATCCTCTAGTTGTTTAGGGGATTGTATTTCTACATCCCCGTCGTAAATAAGTACGCACATATTATTAGAGGTTAAATTATAGTTGTTTGAGTAAAAGTTTTTATGTCTCACGAATATATTAAGTTGTTTATGTTGTTTCTCGGACGAAAGGAATATCTTGCGTTGGCATGATATCGCATACGAGTCTTTTCGTTTCGCATCGTTCCCCATATCCTTTAAATTTTTATCAATATCATCAAAAGGCTTGGATGCCTATTGGCTCATGCGATCGATATATGGTGGTACGCAACAATTTCTCCCGTCCGGGAAAACTGTAGGATGATTGATATTCACTGATTCTACAGAGTCTTTTCTTTGGGCATCTAAAAATGCCTCTATCTTGCTGGCCAAGGTTATGAGCATATCCGATTGAAGCTCATTAAACTCCTTGCAGAATCTCATATCATCTTTATGCTTCTCTTCCGGAGACCGATCATCGCCTACGCTGCAATATCCGGCGAAAGAGTTTACCGGTAAGGGCCTCATAGCTTCTATAGCTAGTTTGATCGATTTTTCTTTGTTTTCTTCCATGATTTCTTACTGTTTTGCTATCAATTTCAATCTATATCCTAAATCTTTCGTTTTCTCATCCTTATCTATCAGATGAGAGTACAATTCATCCATTATGATATAAAATACCACTTTGGGTAAAGGCTTTTGAAGGTAATTTGCGAAGTCTTCAAACAATAAATGTTTGGGGGTTACTTCTTCTATTTCTTCAAAACATTCATGCAATGGCTTAAATTGTAAGCCATGTTTTTGGGGATTTGTCAACAGTTCCTTGTAGGCGTTGACTGTTTCAGGTGATAATACCATTTCGTACTTTATATTCTTAGCTGTTAGCTATTTGAAATTCAATCAGTTTTTTGTCTCCGTCTTTCATGCCATTAAAAACATGTGACAAATCTTCCGAAATAATGTCCGATGCGTCCTTCTCTGTTGTGGCAACAATCTTTACGCCCGTAGCTACGTTTGATATAATAAAGCCGTTTTTAGCCTTTTCTACTGTAATTTCTGTTTTCATACTTATTCATTCTTAATTATGAGCCTTCCCATGAAGGCTCGGTTAATACTATTCCTCAGATCGAGTATAGGCATCCAATGGGTAACACAAATTTTATCACCATTAGTATCATACCATTCATTACATTCTCTGCAATACCAACCCTGTTGTAAGTATTTAAAATAATCAGTACACCAGCAGCCAGTTATTACCAGATCTTCATCATCAGGTAACTTATCTTTTGTGCTTATCCACGGGAATTGCTTTGCCTGCCATTCGGCACCTGCAATAAATCCCTGATAATACGCCGGGAATGCACTACCGCTACTCCTGCTTTCAGCGAATAAATGAGCCGCTTCTTCTACCGTCTGTCTCTTATCAATATCTCTTTCCATTGTTAATGCTTATTGTTTAAATATCCACATTCCGCAAGCTTACAGAGCATACCATAGGCTACATTTAAGATTGTTGCATTCTCGTTGAAATAGAACGATAAATCCTCTAACACCTCAAACTTACCAAATAAATCAATTTTATCATATCTGAAAATCATTTCTGATATGTACCAATTCAATGTATAGTCATCTATCTGTTTTGGCATGAGAGCCAACATATCTTGCAAGGTAAAAGCAGGGATATACTTAATTACTAAGCCGTACTCAAAAGTTTCTTGCAAATTCGGCAGAAGAAGATGATATTCTTTCTCGCCATCAGGTTTGCCCCATGCCATACTTGCACTACTCACATCTACACCTAAATTAATAAGGTGTTGCATTTGTTCTACTGATAATACCTGTTCATTCATAATCATTCAGTTCTATAAGATTTACCACTAAATTTCTCATCGCCATATACCAATATATGATAACTGATACAAGGTGATTGTTCTGCTTTATCGTTATACTCTTTGCATTTAATTCTTGCTTCTTCGATTGTATCACATTTGCACATGGCGTATTCGGGATAACCATCGAAGTATCTTACGACTCTATATTCTTTGCTCATATTTATTTATCTGTTAGGAATTTCTTGTCAAGGTGTCCTTCCTTGATAAGCCATTCGATCATTTCAGTGATAGCATCAAAAAGGCTCTCCCTGCAATATGACTGGGCAAGGTTACTTCCAGCGGAATACTTTATCGTAAATTCTTTATCTCGTGGAAGCATGAATAGGTAATAGTTATATCCCTCACATTCTACTTGATCGGGCATCATCCCGATCAGCTTGGATAGAGACCAAGCCGGATAACGACCATCCATATCTAATAGCACTTGCTTGTTCATCCATGACTCGATTATCTCATCTAGGACGTTATTGTTTGACCAATCATCGGTTTCTGTTATGCGTTGCAGGTAACAGTCTGCCGTATCCGGTCTCACCCCGGCCTCTAATAGCCGGGATGATTGTTCTTTGGTTGTGCAAATTTGATTCATGATTTCTATTTATTAGCAAAATTTTAAATTCCATCTTTTCCCTTTAAGATTAGGGAAATGCCTTAATATCTCATCTTCAAGTTCCTCCTCTGATAACAGGGGAATTCTATGGTTGTACATAATATTCCCCATATATTTGCCTTCGCTATACACATGAATGGTTTTCTTTATTTTCTTCATTCTTTATCCTCCTATTGTATTTCCGAGCCCTATAAAACCACTTAATAAAGTTAACCCAGCATTTCGGTGTCATTAGAAACTTTCTAATCGCATAGAAGGGTAGTATTGTCTCCATTGCGACATAGTACTTACCCCATATATAACGGTGACGTGTACATTTCTCCGCTATCTTCCTTTGCTTTTTGTCTATCCATCCATGATAATGAAAGGCTATAAAATTATCATGGAACCAGACCTCAATAACGGTGTTCTCTCCGTTATCATTGGTTTGCCTGACGTTCATTCCCCAACTCATATAATCATTGATTGTTAAAATATTCTTTACATTTAAAACCTTTTCTCGGGGTAAAGTCCTTGAAGTCGCAACTCATGTATAGCTCTTTCCTGTCAGCCCAATGTGCCATATCCTTTTGCCATTGTGGTATGACTTGGTTTGGATTATTAAGATCCCTGTATGGCTGGCAATGTAGTACAAACCTACGGCTTACGCCTTTCCAGTGATTTACCCTATGATATGACTCCTTAAACTCCATAAGTATGCAATAAAGGAAATACTCGCCTTTAAATCCATGCTTGTCTATCAACCTAGCCGCCCTCTCGACCTCGGCTATCTGCCCGGGCGTGTCACATCCAAATCGTATCCGCTTTATCCATTTAACCCGTGCGAGAAGTCTGGCGATATCATCCGTTATCAGCCTAGCGTCCAAACCCTGATTAAAGTCAATCCTTAGTCCCATGGATACGATCTTCTCGATCTGCCGTAAACCATATTCTGAGGCTAGAATATTGTTATCCATTAAGATCACGTGCCTCCGATCTCCGGCCACTTCCTCTATATCCATATACGGCGTTATGTTCCCTTCTTTGGCCGGAACGACACACCATTTGCATTTATTGGGGCATCCACGGGTCAAGAAACCGTATGCCTCTTTCTCTATGCCGTATATGTTATAATCAGGGTATGTACGATCTATATCGTCAGGTAGGTTCCTCGTTATGTCATAACCGGTTCCTCCCTTCTCCACTTGATCACAATTAGTCATATATTGCCGGTAATCCGGAGTGAATCCGAAGACCTTGGCCATATAGACCTTATCGTAATGATCGAAAGGATTGTACCAATCCACGGTATCGCCTCTAGCCTTGTGGTATGAGCTTATTTTCATCAAGGCTAGATTGGGATATGAGCTATCAACGGCCAATAATCCTATATTATCCATATCTTTCCCTCAATTTATCGATGTAAGATAAGTACCATTCACGTGTTTTCTCCTTATCATACCCTACGTATAATAAACCAAAAGGATCGTACTCTATAAACTCATCGATCTTGCAGAAAGGGCAGGGGACATCCCCGCCTACGGTCAATCCTCCAACCTCGCTATCATATGAGTCAAGATCCCATAGATAGCCGTCACAGCATATTGCGTCTGGATAAGATGCGCCGAAAAAGGGGAACTCGGGACATTGTTTTATTTTCTCTTCCATATTTACCCCTCCTGAATAATTACGCACTCTATTTGTTCGTCATACGTCACGTCTACCGGATCGTACTCATACTCTCCATCGGACGTGCGAATCATTACCTCCGCTTCCGGGTCTTGCTCTTGGAGCAATGTTATAAGATCTTTATTTCTCATGCTAATTTTCTCCTGTTGATTTAAGGGGGTATCCCTTGGACGGAATACCCCGGGTAAGTATTAGTTCTGCTCTGCGAGTTTCTTGAACTCCCCAAGCAACATATAGATCGTGGCGATATCGTCCTTGAAACGATCCACCGTTTCCTCGTTGATGCACCATGAGTAATTGAATACAAGGTCTGTCAATTGTTCGCACATTTCCGATGGATTGATAACCTTGTTAATGAACTCGTTGAAGGACGTGAAATCGTATTCTTTAGCCTGCATAGTTCAACTCCTCCATCTTTGAAAATCCCAATACTAGCATAAGAGAATCGAATTTGTCCACATACCACTCCGGTTGAGTTTCCTTCGGGTTGTTCTTGTTTATCTGATTCTCTCCGTATTCGAGTCCTTTCTTGGATATGGAGTTGAAATATTTGATCTTGCCTTTAGATGATTTACGTGATATACGTTCGATATATCCTAGCTCGATAGCCCTTTTGTAGAATTGATTCCGTGATACCTTGTAACCTTTCTCGTTGAGTAGATCGGTAGCCGATTTCATCACTCCCTTTGACGGTACGTAATCGGGCAATGGCAATCCAAGCGGAGTTGCTACCTTTTCCAGCAATGACAGCTTGGAAACGTCATTGAGGTTCAGCATCTCGCTTACGCCTTTCACCCATTCGATTCCGGCACGGACTTTTGTCGGGGTGACGGACGATGGTCTGGATTGGTTAATTGATTTGCTTTCTTCCAGTCTTTCCTCGCAAGCTATGAAGTAACGGCGGGCTTGCTTCCCTTTCTCGCTTCTTTGGATCATTGATACTTCTTTCGCCATGCTTAATGTCATTGCGTAATCTTGAAGTTCTTGATTCGCAAGGGTGTTAAATACTTTACACCCTACATAGTCCTTGTTTTCGTCGAAGCCGTACTGTAGTTGCCGATCAAACCAAGACTGGAATCTTTCTGTACAACCTAAAAAGTCGTACAAAGCTCTTGCGCTAACGGCTCTTTTACCGTTGCTTTCTGTGATGGGGATTAACGCCCCTACGTTTGTTGTAATTTCTGCCATATCGATAGTCATTTTTTGGCATTATAGGCAAAGAAAAACGGCTTGCCTTTCCCGTTGACTATCACCTCAAGAGGCTGGTGTCCCATTACAGTTCACCACGGGGGTACAAGCCGTATATCTTAGATACAGCGATCTTACAAGCATAAAAAATGCCCGCTAAATATGGCAGGCTTCCGTCTGCCTCTTGAGTATGATAGTCGCTGCAAATGTACCACTTCTTTCCAAAACGCCAAATAAAATCCTTGAAAAATTATCCCGCTTTCTCAAAAGCCTTATTGAACACCCTCGGATCAAGTATCGCATTCGTTATCGCCGTGAACGCCTTCACTATCCCGGGCTGCTCATTTAAGTTTATTCTCACGTCCTTCCCGGTGACCTCGCTTGATAACCGGTCACTTAGGAACTCTACCCTGCCCAAATCTAGATAGGATAGGGGATTGTAGGCCAACGGGACGATTTTCCGCATTCTGTCGCCGAAATCGCTTATCGTGATCCTAGACATCTGCGCCAGCATGTTTATCGTGGATGACAGGGATGCGATCCGGTTAGATGAGCCCGATACCCCGTGATCCAGCAATATCTGGCTGATCGTGTAGTAATACCGGTCTATGTGAGGCTGCACGTCCTCCTCCATGCTTTGCGTTATCTCGGCTAACGCCTCCTTGTTGGCCTTGGCTATCCGGAAGATGTTCGTGTTATAAGCGTTAATCTCCCTCTCGATAGCGTTGGCCGTCCGTTTGGCGTTATGCCTGTAGTGCTCGCTATTCCTAATGACCTCCATGAGCGATACCGTGTAGTTATACACTTGGTCGTTCAAGAAAAGCACCATGTAGGTTAGCGAGGTGACAAGGCCGTTCGTGTCCTTGTCGATCTCTTCCCAATCGTTGTATTGTCTCATTCCTCCATCCTCCGGATCATATAATCAACAACGTCCTTTACGGTAAGGCATCGTCCGGGATCATCATCAGGGATCGATATGCCAAACTCTTTCTCCAGCTCCATCAATATCTCTACCTCGTCAAGACTGTCCATCCATAGATCATCCTCCAGCTTGGATTCCATCGTAAGTGGCGTATCTTTGTGAAAAAGTTTACTCTTTATGATCTCAAATACTTTGTTCTTTATAGTTTCTTTTTCCATTGCTGTAATTATTTTTTATTGCTCTCATCATAGATGAATGCAGTTTTCAACTATGATGAATGATTAAACTTTACTTTTTTTAGCGAACACCACGCTTTCATGATCCGGCCTCAGATGGGCCATGCAAGCAGATGAGTATTCGCAGAATCTCGCTCCATCGTCCCGGAAGACGCATCCCCTGCACGGGATCTTGTTCTGCCCGTTGTAATACGGGCTGTACTTTTCCACGATAATTTTCATGTCTCCTACCAACACGATCAAACCGGTAGGGGTGTTTCTCAATCTCTCTGTTATTTCCATGTTATCTTCTCCTGCTTTCTCCGTTTAGGATTATCACGTTAAAACTCTTGAACCTGTCCACCAGCCTAGTTCCGAACCGATTCTTGAAATCCGTGACGGATAGGTTGGAAGTGATATGATACTTCTTCTGATGGGACTGGTATATCTCGTACCTCGCGTATAGGAACTCGTCTATTACGCTGTTAAGGCTGGTGCCGTAGCTTTTCTGGTTCTCCGTCTCAAGACCGATATCGTTAAGGCAGATATCGAACGGGTTCCCTTCCATGCTCCCTTTCCCGGCCTCCTCGTTGTACGTGAACCTGTCTATGTGACCATGGATCTTGTAATAGTTCATCATCTGGGTCACGGATAGGTTCACGAAGCGTTTGGGGTTATCCGTCAATTTCAGGTAATCGGCGAATATCTGCATCATGAGCGTTTTGCCAGTTCCCGGATCTCCCACGATAAGGAGATTCTTGTGCAGCTTATAGTTCTCCTCCGGGAATACGGACTCGGCCAACGGGCAATCGTTGAAATAATACAACAGGAATCTCAAAACCTTGTCATTCCCCCTGTCTGTCTCGAATTGCCGCCTCTCGATCCCTAGGTAATTACAACCGAGCGCCTTTATCATCCGGGCGTGGCTGATGTACTCCGTATCGTCCGAGAGATCGTACCTAGAAACGTTCTGTATAGTCCTTGCGTGCTTCTTCACTAGGTTGAACACCTGTTTTTGCTGGAGCCTCTCTTTTTCCGTAGGCCCCCGCATGGCTTGTATAGCCTCCGAAAGTTTCTTTTCTTGTTCCTCCATTATGTCTTTGATTATAAGCCCTTAGTCCTGTTCCTTGCCACCAATAGGTGAATCGTCTCTTCACGTCATCTATCGTTTTTAGCGTATCGCCCTCCCCGGTGGATACCATCCAAGCGAGGAAGTTATCCAGCTCGCCGGGAATGAGGTCATTGAAAGCGACGCTCAATCCCGATATCTGGCAAGCGTATCTGCGCCATTCCTCGTCCCCTAATAACTCATCCTTAAAATTCTTAAAAAGCTCCTCGCGCGTATTAAGACTCTCTCTCAAGGTATTTTCTTTATTATTATTTGGGCTGACACTGGGTTTTAAAATTTGTGAAAATCCACCGTTTTCGCCAGTGTGGGTTTCTTGGTGGGTTTTTAGTCGGGTTAATAACGCTTGTAATTCGCTTATATCGATGTCGTTAAGTGGGTTTCTTGGTGGGTTTGACTGTGGGTTTTCTATGTAATTATATCTGTCGAAATTAAGCAATGTAATTACATTCATACCCTGTGTGCATTCCGTTTGTATCATTCCCATCTTCTTGAATCTTGCAAGCGTAGCCTTGACCCAAGTCTCAGACCTTCCCCATTTCTTGGCTAGGAATCTGTTGGATGCAGGATATTGTCCGCGTCCCCAAGTAATCTCACGACCTCCGATGCGAGACGTTGTCTCAGAAGCCTCAAATCGTGCGGACTGTATTAAGTCCAACCACGCTTCGCTTTCATTGTAAGCACGGGCGGCCTGCCATATATCATTCGTGAAAAACTTTCGAGAGAGCATTATGTATCCTTTATCCATATCATTCTTTTTCTATGTCTCTTTCTTTTTTTATCTTATAAGAAACTGCTGTTAACTCAGATATTGTTTCAATAAAAGATAGCACGTCAGAACAAGGCACTCCTTTTGATATAATATTTAATGCCTTGTTGTTCGTTAATGCCTTTAGTTCATGTACGTACGAGTGGCAATCTTCACACAAGGTTATTAGATGTTTATCATCATATTCCCAAATTTTGTGATTTGATAGGTATTCTATATGATGCACATGAAGTGTCTTTTGTGAATTCCCGCAAAGCTTACATGTAAACTCATCTTTTTGAAAGATCTCTAGCCTTCTTTTTTGCCATCTAGGATCTTTGATTTGTTCTTTGTAATCCATTTTATCTTGGTTTATAATTAGACAATACTATATACTCCCCGGTCGGAACCGGGGCTTTTAAAATCTTAATACGTGAGTAGGGTAGGGCTATTTGATAGTCCTCTTGATCTCGTCCATCAACCTCTCGGTTATCCTCCTGTCGTGCCACTCGTGCCATTCGGTGAATATCCCCTTGGACACCATGAAGAAGAAACACGAGTTCTTTAGCTCCGTCTCTTGCGAGGACGTGATGCGTGACCATTTGAGTTGGTTCTTCACGTGCTCAAGTTCCTTGACGAGCTGGTCGTTCTCCTTGGATAGGCGGTTGATACGGATGTTTTGCTGACGTTGGGTAAGCGTATTCATAACGCACCTCCTTTCTCCAATCCGGCGATAAACAAAGCGGATAGTAGATAGAATAGCGTCTTGGTATACCCCTTAGCGTCTTCTATGGTTTCGCACTTGCATACCTCGCAGGGTAATGCGTTGTAGATACGGGCTATTGTAGCCCATGAGATAAGTTTACTATTGTTCGACTTAACTCCGATACTTTCTGTTCTTGGCATTTCAGGACAAGTATTTGAGTAAATAATAATAAAGGCTGTCGCCTCCCGTTCCGCCAAGAACAGTACACACAGCGTGAGCAGTGGGTATCCAATGGGAGTGACAGCCTTATATCTTTGTGATATACGCTTTCAAACGAGCATAAAAATATACCCATTTACTCATGCTAATATGTCATGTTCTTGGCGTGAACACCGCAAAGATACAACTCAAATTCAAAATGCCAAATGATTTTATGAAAAAAGCGGGCAAAAATTAATTTGTCCGCTCTCCAGTGATTATGTATATCTTATGATTACTCTTGTGGTATGTCTTTGTGTTCTGCTAAGTACATGTCACGCAAAGGTATGCTTAGGACGAAGCATATATCCGGAAGGGATATGTCATATTTGGTGTCATCCCCCTTGTCATTCTTCAATATGTAAGTCGGTGAGTTGTACACGAAGTTTTTCATTCCGTTGAATATATCATCACCGGTTATAGCGTAGCAAACCATGCTTGCGTAGTTCTCTACGTCAAAAGCGGTCTTTGGCTCTTGCTGGTCAATCTTAGAGAAAAGGAGATCTTTGTTTTGCTTTAAGAAATCCTCTCCTTTGATATCCTTGAATAGCCTTTCACCGTTTGCGTTTAATTTCCTTGGACTGTTTTTCATAGAGAATACATCAGATGCGTTTTTATGTTTCATTATTAAGATAGATTTTATAGCCACTATATCATCCTTTATGGCTGTTAAATCTCTCTTTATCTCAGATATGTCATTATCGTGCAACTCGCATTTAGCATCACAAGTGCGATTGTCTATATCTTGCAATGCCTTATTAAGCTCCCCTAATCTGAATGCCTTTTGAAGCATAAACCAGACACCTCCAAGAATAGCTACTATACATGTTGTTACCGCTCCTACTAGTTCTATTGTTATCATGTGGAATATTAGTCACTTAATCTAGTATAATCTTTGCAACGCAAAAAATCCACTGTTCAGCTATGGCCGTTATCCGATCGTGGCGTTACCTCACCACTACCATGCTCAACAATGGACAGTATTTTTGAAAAAAATGCCCAAGGGTTGGCACATCCATTATTCAATAGCGGGATTAGCAAGAACGCTTTCGGATGTGCGTAGCCATGAGCCTAATTCTGATGCAAATGTAAGGCATATAAGACGAAACGCAAAGAATATAATCAATTTTATTTCAGTATATGCCAAAAAACATATCAGGCTCACATCCTGAACTAGATTCCATATTACGCTATAACGGGGGTGGTTGAGAAGGAACGATAACCTCATTGTCTCGTTTTTGCTCTTTCCATTCCCTGAACTCTTTTAACTCAAGCAAAGAGTGGAAACCTCCTAGAACGAATGAATATACCATTGGTAGTTCTTGTATCGTATATCCTCCAGCCTTGCTTAAAAGAGACATCCTCAGTTTGATGTCCCTTTTTTCTCTTAGGTAGTTTAAAATTTCTATTATCATGATTTAATCATTTTGGTCGCTCTTTTTTTAATGTAAAACAAATTGAAGTTTTTAGAACCACGGTATGTATCCCGGTGGCGTGTTATCCTTGTCCTTGAATCTTTTCAGATGCTCTTCCACGTTCAAGCCCTCCCTTACGAGGATGATTGTGTTCTTGTCAACCCTTACGGGTATCCTCTTGAATTGAGGCTCCGGGAGTATATCCCCGTTTGCCTTAGTGTTCGCTTTGATAGTTCTCATATAAGTTATCGTTTATAATTGTCACAATACCGGAGGGAGTTCGCTACCCTTCCGGTGTTCAATATCTCGCACCATACGGCCAGACCCTTGTGGGGCTTGCCGTGCACGCAATCGGCGCATCTGATACGCTCGGGCTGCTTAGCGGGTTTCTTGGCCATTATTATAAGGTTATGATTTTTATCTCTACCCTAGGGTTGATTTTGTCTATGAACTTCCGGGCGTGAATTGCGCAACAGTTGTTGTCGTTCTTGATACACTTGATCTTTTGAAGTACGTCCAGTTGAAGTTTCAAGACGTTGTCCAAATCGCTTCTTTTACTAGGATAGTATACATCGATGTGGAACTCAAAAGGCTCGTCGATATTCAAGTCCCTCAATTTGCCGGATTGCCATATGAAACTCTCCTCGTATTCCTTCAACGCCTTGGTCTTCCCTAGTTGGGAATGACCGTTGACGTGTATGATCTTGTATTGGTTGGCCTTGGAAGGGGCGTTCCCTAAAATGGTCGCTGTATATTCCTTCATTTGTATTTATCATCAATCAAAATTAGTACTATGTACAATATCGCTATAATAGCGAATACGAATGTCAAGATGCCGAAGGCACCGGACAGGCTTTGAAAAATGTCACTCATAATCGTAATCCGGAATGTCGTTACCGAAATCCATGATTGTTATTTGTTGTTGGTGGACGGTGCCGGGATCGAACCGGCCTCTTTACGTCATGCGCACTCCGTAACGTTTCATCCCAGAATACTTACCGCCCGAAATCCCCGCATATCCTCACGGACGGCGGGGATAAAAACTAAATCTAATACCATGAAAAACACACTCTAATATTAATTATCTGTTTTGCCCTTTGGTACGCTATCAGCGTCAAACGGGAAGATGTCCATAATAAGGGTCTCGCTTACCATTGCCAAGGTATAATCCGCCAAGGTCCCTTTCATATTCTCCTCGAAGCATGAGATCGCTTCCTTTAGGCCGCTCGCCTGTACTATGAATCTGGCCGCTGTTTTCTTCTCTATGCCGCTCTTCTCATCAAGCGTGATAAAATAGATCTTAATCTCATAAAATCTATCACCGTTATCGTTAAAGAATAGTTCCGCTATCTTTTTACGTGTTATGTCGGCGATAGTGAACTCTCCGGTAATGTACGGCCTTAATTCCTCTATCGTGCGTGCTTCAGCCTCCGTATAGGAGAGGGCATCCACTAAATAGGGTTCGACCACTCGTTTTTGCATGCCGTTCTCCAGCATCTTCTCATATGCGACCTTGCTAATAAACCAGTTTCTCATATATACTTTAATAATTAATGTTATACTTCTTTCTTTCGTATTGTGGGACATACCCCTCGCAAGGGGTGTTCCCGTCAAATAGGGCCGAAGCCCTTGTAGTTTCCCCATCTTTTTTAGACGGGTCTTTCCAATGCCTCTGCCGTTGATGACAGAGGCAATGTCTTTTAGAGCAAGCCTCATTGAGGCAGTGTTTAAGATCTCTCATTTTTCTTATAGGTTTCCAGCTTCTTGACCTCCTTTTTAAGGAGTCTGGCCGCATCCATGTATTTGACGCTGCCATAAGGAGCGGTAATAATAATGTTGGTATGCCTCACGATCTTATCTATAAGATAATTTGGAGGCCTGTCGCTTTTTCTCATCTCCTGCAGTATTGTTGATACATTTCCTCGTAGCCGGGATCGCCGAAATAGGGAAGATAGCAACCCAGATCGGTTTGCGCCCAGACTTTCATCTTATCCATGAGTGAGGACAGTTCGGAGGTTGTCATGGCGGAAGTCTGGTAATCTACCTTTTGCCTCTCCCCGGTTATCCTGTTCGTATCTTCTCTCATCCCTAGCAAAGCCCTCTTGACATCCCGTTTACAATCTTCTAAGGAGGTATAGCCGATATGATCCGATATCACTTGACACCATAGATGGAAAAGGGCGTTTTGGTTCAAGGTCCTTCGCCTCGCTTTCTTCGTGATCTCGAAAGGATCGGTGCCGGACATTAATTTCTTATAGTACATGTCGGCTCGTTCCCGGTCGAACTCGCTTGTTGGATTTATAAGCATATATCAAAAAGGAATATCATCTATAGGTTGAGCCATAGGCGGGAAATCAGATTGGGATGGAACGTCGTTGGCGGTCACTTGAGGTCTGGAACCGGCACTGTCGCTCTTTCCGCATAACATGATATCGTATGCCAATATATCGGTAACATACCGTTTTATACCGTCTTTCTCGTACTCCCTGTAATTGATCGTCCCTAGGATTGTCACCTTGTCTCCCTTGTGGATATATTTCTCGGCTATATCGGCCAGTCCACGCCATGCCACGACGTTATGCCATTGCGTCTTCTCCGGCACATCCGTGCCGTCCTGCCTCTTGTAACCTCCGGTGGAGGTGGCCAAGGAGAATGTCGCCGCCTTGACCCCATTATCGAAAGTCCTTATTTCCGGATCCTTACCTACGTTGCCTATCAATAGGCATTGGTTTATGCTCTTGCTCATGCTCTTTTATGATTTGTAGATTGGTAAATTATCGAATAGCCCCCTGAACTTGGACCATTGGACGAACTCCTTAAGCAATATACGATTATCTTGCTCCATGGTGTTGTACCAATGACATCCGACAGCCGGGGCGTAAGGCTTAAGCTCCAGTCCACGGACATCATAACCATGTTTGTCCTTGTCGTATCCAACGAACTGGAACAAGTCGAAAAAGAAGTCTCCCACGCCGAATAGCTCCATATAGAATCTCCACTGGCAACTATCCGTGTAATCGGAGTCCTTTATAGGGGAGTATTTCGTCTTTATGTCCCTTATCTCAAGTCCGTTTATGATATCGGCACAACCCGTTATGACTATTTCCCCTATGTCCATGTATTCCCTTATCTCGTGGAAGGCATTAGGGAAGCGGTCCTTGTATTCCAGAGCTGTCTTGCATTGTTTCAAGTCCAGCTTCACGGGGTAGCCGTCTATATCGAACTCCCTCCCCGGGATCTCCGTCTCCGTCCCCGGGATCTTTTTGCATCCTAGGGTATCGCCTTCCACTATCTTATGGAAGGCCGTCCCCACTCTCGTATACTGGTTTCCCGTGAATTGCCCGGTGAGATTGTCTATGACCGATCGCTCGTCATCATATTCGGAATGTTCCGTTATGTAACGCCTGAATTTCTCCAGTTGGGTTACCCTAAGCAACCTTTTCATCCTTGACGAATTTACCCGTTTCCTTGTTAAATACGAATCCTTTCTCTCCTAGGACTTTTATCATCTTCTCCTTGAAAGGTCTCTCGAATACCTTGTTCAGGGATTGCTTGATCTCTATCATACGGTTCGCCTCTTCCTCCGTCTCCACGGCTTCCAGCGCTATATTCGCTCGATCCAACGCTTCCATGGCGATCCTTTGTTCCTCGGTCTTGCTTTGTATGGCCTTTTTAACCTTTGACACTATACCGGCCATGAAGGAGGGAAACTCCGTTGAGTTGCATTCAGGTATCACGGTTGGCGGTATTTGTGCCACGTTCTTCCCTACGGTGGTATCTGTAGGATCGAAACATATGGTTCTCTTTCCGTTTATCATGGTGATAAACCCCACTTGATCCGCTATACGGATCAACAGGTCCTTGGATTGTCCCGTGCAGTCCGGGGAATGCTTTATCAAGTCTCCCTCTTGGGTCTCCTTGTCATGGCATACGAAGATGATATCCGAGCAATCGGATCGTCTCCTGTTGACGAAGTTCTTGAACTCGTCCGCTATGTAACCGAACAATTTAAGCTTGTTCTTGCTCAGCTTGTAATCTTGCTTAACCCCATATACGGCCAAGAAATCATCCAGCATTGATTTCGCCGTGTCCACTATAATGGTTTTATATCCTTTCATCGAGCCTTCCTCGGAGAGAATATCCTCCCATGTTTGCGCCGTAAGCGTGTCGACCTGATTCGCCGCCCGGTCAAATCCCCGGTCGCAATCGATCAATAATGGGTTCTCGCTCGTGTTGGAAAGGGATGTCTTTCCTGCTCCCGGTGTGCCGTAAATGACCATGATAATAGGTCTAAGCGGCCTAACGTCTGTTTTCTTTAAAATAGGCATAATATTTATTTTTAAAATGTTTCGTCAGCCTCCGGGAGTCGAACCCGGACTAAGACCATCGGCCGCCCTTCCCTCACTACCGTGTCCCTTTCCTCCGGGCCAATGATATCGTCATGGCCTACCACTTGTCTAGGATATCGGTTGCCGGTCTGGGTCGGGGTTGCACCTCGTAAGGGCGGGATCTTACCAATTATATGAATCACATAGGAACCTAAGCTCCTCCATGCTCTCCTCATATTCCTCGTTGTCCTCCTCCCCGTCGTACTCCGGTTCGCCGTCGGGGTCTTTGATGTAGATGTCTCTCATGCGATCCTCCGATAAGCAATGCCTTGGGACTATTGTATTTCTTTAAATACCCCTCCAGCTAATTTGTAATATGTATCCGCCTTTATCTTCTCCCCATCAACAAATTCCGTTTTTACGCAAACGGGGATATATCTTTGCTTTTTATCAGAATAAGACCATTCGGATAATGTTATCCATGATCCTTTTGAGGCTTTTGCTACAGAGTTAATACCTGCGCACATGATGACACAGCCTTCGCCTGTGCTGTCTATCTGGGCATCGTCGCCGGATGATCCTATCTTGGCATAGTTGCCGGATGATCCTATCTTGGCATAGTAGCCGGATGATCCTATCTTGGCATAGTTGCCGGATGATCCTATCTGGGCATTGTTGCCGGATGATCCTATCTGGGCATCGTCGCCGGATGAATTATCCTTCATGCTCGTTTTTATTTTTTCAGGTGATGTGATCTTTCCATCCATCTCATATTTCTTACCGATTTCATATTGAAAATCCCGACATTTTAAATTTTTGTCAAATCCCTTGTAAGATTTTATAGCAGCCATTTTATTTATCGTTTATAAGTTTTACCAAATCATTCCTCGTCTCCATAGCTTTTAACAGCCAATATCTTGATTATTACATATAATATGACACTGGCACCACCGAGTAAAAAGACCGCCCTTTTCAAGGGGTCCTCGAACCAGTAGCTTAACGCCAGTATAGCCGCCACTACCAATATCGCCATGAACGCCATTCTTAAAGTGTTCATCAATTGTTTAACGACGGCCTTGGATATCTCCTTTATCCGTCCTGTAATGCCATGTCCCATATATTATTGTTGTTTTAAAATTCGGAAGAAAGGCCTCATATCCTCACGGACGGAGACCTGCGTTGCAATGTCTAAAACTATTTGTGACTTAAATAGATGAATAAGCACCTTCTAGGGGTGAATAGTGGATGTATCCGGACTCGAACCGGAAAGAGTTGTCAACATCTTCGCATCTAGGGTTTGACCGTCCCATCGTAGAGCGTAGCGTTTACCAATTTCGCCATACATCCGTTAGCCGGGGAATCCCACCCCGGCGAGTTTTTAATCAGCTAAAAATTCTTTCTGCCTGCCTCTCGGCGGTAAAGGTCTTGGTAGTATTAAAAACAGCAAATAGTGATTGTGCGGTAGCCGGGGGAACTTGAACCCCCTGTAACCCTCAATGATAACAAGATAAACCGGACTTTCACCGGACGTACGCCTTTGTCGTACGGATATACATATAATACATAATAAAATGTTAATGGTTCGCTACCTACCCTAGCCATTGCCTAGGGTGGAATCCTTCTTTCTTTCATTGTGATCAAACTTGGTTATTTATAGGTCTATCGGTTTAGCTCCCGCCTCCGGTCTCGCTCCGGAACCTGCGAGTCTTTGGCTCTCTTGGCGGGATTGCTTAACTTTACGGCGCTAAACATAAATATTAAGCTTATGAAATTAACAGATGAACGTTTGGACGAGATAACGTCCGAGATTTTAAAGAAAGCGGGTAAGTTCCGTTGTCCTATTTGCGGTTCGACTTCTGGTTTTACCTTTCCCGAAAATGAATTCGAGTTGCTTTCTGCTACCAAAGAAGGACAAAGCCTTGTCTTCAAGGAGGGGAAAAATGATTATTTTCGTTTATTCCCATTGACTTGTGATAATTGCGGCTTCGTGGCGAACTTCAATCTCCAGAAGATTGATAGGTTTTTAAGGAAAAAAGAGAAGTAGCCACGTCTTCGTTATCTTTTCTAAAGAAACTTTTGGTCGATCCGTTCGTCTTTTGATCATGATTTTCAGATGATGTGCGGATCGATTTTATAGTGTCTATAAATGATTCCACGATTTTTTTAATTGTAATGCCCATATCCTTTATATATTTAATGTTAGCTCCCCCACAACCTCCAACGGTTTCGAACCCGAATCGTAGACGGGTGGGGGAGTGTATCGTACACCCTCCATGATGGTTAACCAATGCCGCCGCCGGCATAACACCAAAAGGAAACATGGAGGATCTTATAATGTAAGCTATATCCCATCGTGGGTCACGGCGCATATATCGCTATCACGTTACCTTGATATAGCCGGGAACCTCACGACGTTGAAGGCGTCGCTGCGTTCCGGGTCACAATATGTCAAAGATCTTAATGGTGGGCATCCGAGAATCGAACCCGGAGCGGTCATACAAAAGAAAACCTACATATAAAATCCGCTTCCAGCCGTGACGCTTCACTGGCCATGCCCTTTGTGTTAAACGACCCTGTTCCTCTCAACGAACCGGTCGATGCTTCTTAGCTCGTACCATATCGTGTTGCCGAACTTCGAGAAGGAGATCTCCGCTTTCTCCCTCAATGCCCGTAGGAATTTCTCCGAGCATCCTAGGTACGACTCCGCCTCTTGCTTGGATAGCCATGTCTTTTGGATAGGCTCTACTTTTCCTGTTTTTCTCTCTCGTGCCATAATCCATTATTTTACTTCAACGCCTTCGTAAAATTTCAACGCCCTATTTCTTATCAGCCTTGAATTTTCTGTGTTCGTCACCCCGTTTAATGCGTCGCGTACGCATATGTCAGAGAATCCGGTGTCTTTAGCTATCTTTTTTCTTGCCCCATATGGAACTAAAATCTTGTTTCTTTTCATGACTATAATTAATTTCCTATATTTGCGTATTAAACTTATAAGTATCGGTTTCTTATATGAATCCGATGCAAATATACGGTATATATTCAGTACACCAAAAGTTTTTAATGAAAATATACTGTATATAAAATATGTTTTACAGCATATTTTCAGTTATTATTCACTGAATTAATACATTATATTATGGGCGATATTAAATGCAGATTGAAAGAGGTTCGTGATTTCGTCGGTATGGGGCAAACGGCCTTTGAAGATTATACTGGAATATCCAGAGGGTACTTCTCTAAGTTTAAAGGTTCTTTAGGGTCAGATACGATCTTGAAAATCTATTCAAAGATCCCCGATTTGAATTTGGAATGGCTTATTACCGGAGAGGGCGACATGCTAAAGCAGCCGTCAACCCAAGAAGCATCCGGAGACATAATCCCTTTGTCCCATCCAAAGACCCCGGACAAAATATATCCCATGTCCGAGTTTAACTTATACGATATAGATGTATCTGCTGGGTTAAGCCGTCTATTCTCGGAGGATGGGGATCGGAACAAGGCTTACCTAGGGAAAATATCAATACCAAATATGCCTAAATGCGACGGTGCAGTAAAGGTGATAGGTGATTCCATGTACCCGTTGCTTAAATCCGGTGATATAATAGCGTACAAAGAGGTGCATAGCATAGAATCCGTGCAATACGGTGAGATATACATATTGCAGATCGAAAATGACTCGGATATTTCCGTTGTCGTTAAGTATGTGAAGAAATCGAGCGAGGGTAGTGAGTACTTGAACTTGGTCTCATATAACAAGGAGCATGACCCGAAGGACGTGAAAAAGGAAAATATAACGGCGTTGGCGAGGGTGATTTTGTGTATTAGGCAGTTTAGTATTATGTAATAATCAATCTATATTAATTAAATAGCTAATAATATGAAAAAGATTTTATTTTATGCGGTGATTTTCCTTACGGCTTTATCATGCTCTAATGATGATTTAGAGGGTGGAGAAGGCGTTGAAGGAAAGGAGTATATGGCGAAAATTGGTTTTGAGGGGGAAATCTCTATATCCGAATCTCCCTTGCTGAAAAGCACTGGATCCGATTTATATGGGGTGCAGGTCTATGTAAAGGATAATGGTTCTGGAGAGTATAAGCCTTACGCTTATGGTTTGTTTGATGATCCATCTCTCATGGACGTAAAGTTGATAGGAGGTAATGTTTATAAGTTCGAGTCTACGATGATAGAGGATGGAAAGAATAGAATATATCATAATTCATCTTTGAACTATTATAGTCCTTTTGATGCCATAAAATCCTCATACGCTCCGTTAAATAATAAATTTGTTTATTCATCGTCTGATTTTATGAGAGGATTGCGTAAAGGATGGTCTGATCTTGAAAATGGTGGGTCTTTCAGTGATGAATATTCTAGGCCAAATACAGTCAGGTTTTATGGCCTTTATTCAGATTATAAGCCTTCAGATAATAATGTCGTAACAATCAACATGAAAAAGGTTTGTTTTGGAGCTAAGTTTGTAGTGGAAGGGTTGACGGAAGGAAAGGTCGTGATTGATATAGAGGATGCCCCTCAAATGGAAATAGTGCATCCTGCTGTTAGTATTCAAGACATATTTACTTTTGATGGGGGATTGAGGGATGGTAGCTGGATAAATGAAGATTATTCAGAGTCGGTTCCCGTATCTATTTCATGGCATAAATCTGATGGTAGCGTAAAGCCTGTATCATCCAGTAATATAAATTTCAAGAGAAATAAATTAACGACTATAACAGTAAAACTCAGTGGAGATAACCCGGAAAGTGCGTCTGGCAAGGTTAATATCTCGCTAGAGGATAAGGAAATGCAGCCCGGAGATAATATCGTTGTTGGGCAGTGATATCGCATTAACCGGATGATATGGGAAACTGGGAGAAAAAGCAGGATGAGAAACGGGAATTGCTTGAGCGAGACAAGGCGAGCCGAGAAACTTTAGGCAGGTTTTTCTACGATTTGGCAAAACTGGTTTTTACGGCTATGGCCTTGGTAGGCGGGGTGTCGTTAATTATAGATGAGCCACAGGCAAAGCAAGTGATTTTATTGGTTGCCGGTCTTTGTTTTACGACATTGTTGGCGTATATTGGTTTTTTAATATTAAAAAGGCGATAGATATGGATTTCATGATTATGTTTTTTATGATAGGTGCGATTATTGCGGCAGGTATAGCCATTTGGCTTAATACTAAGTCTGGGAAAAAGTGGCTTGCTAGCCTTTGATTGATATTCTCGTGGGTCTCATTATATAGAGACCCACTGTAAAGGATCAAGCCTCACTATACCTGTACTCGACAAGACATCTGGTCAAGTCCATGAGATCGGACATGCAATAACGGGCTTTTTCCGCAATATCCGATTCCGATATTAGCATCTCCTTGGATATGAACAATAAGCTCAATACAAGTGAATTTGAGAAACTTGATATAGACTTGCCAAGCTGCGCTAGATCGCATACTTGATCCTCAGTGAGGTCTGGGAACCTCCTCTTAAACTCGCACGATTCCATGTGATATAGATTTAATGCCGGACGTGATTGACCGTACTTTTATAAAACATCTGGTAGGCGAATAAGTTCAACGGGTGATGGGTATTCACAACATTTTAAAACGATAGGATATGGATTTCATGATTATGCTTTTTAGTGCGTGCTCTATAATAGGAGTTGGTATATTGGTGTGGTTCAAAACTCCATCAGGAAAGAAGTGGCTGGCGAGCCTGTGAGATCGTCACCAAAAAATTAGAACACGTCCAGTAGCAATTAAAGAAGGAGGTCCGGCCTCAGTATACTGAACAAGGGCAAGTAAAAAACAAGCCCATCCGCTAATAACGGGTGGGCATTATCGTTAGTATAATCGCGAATGTGTCGCAAATAAAATATATAGTATTTATATAACTCTGATTTACAACAAAATAGGTGCTTGGAATAAATAATTACGAGATATGAATCTAAAGGTATTTATCGGAGCTTGCGTACTGTCCGGTCTGGTTGCTTGTAGCTCTGTTAAACAAGATGAGGCCGGTTTGTCCCAGCCCGGTGTGAGCCTTGAGCTAGCTCAATTCCGGAAGGAGCATTTCTCAAATGTCCGTTATAATCTTTTCTTCTCGATCCCGGAATCTCGTGACGAGGCGATCCGGGGAAAGGTGGAGCTATCCCTGCGATTAGACGAGAAGCAGCCGCTTATTATTGATTTCCGCGGAGAACCGGAGCAAGTGACATCCGTAACCTTGAACGGAGGAGATATTCCTTATGAAGTGAAAGATGAGCATATCGTGATTGCCTCAGATTGGGTAGCGGTGGGAGAGAACCGGGTAGCGATCGCTTTTACTCCGGCGGATCAATCCTTGAACCGGCGGGATGAGTTCCTGTATACGTTATTGGTTCCGGACCGGGCACGTACGGTATTCCCTTGTTTTGACCAGCCGGATATGAAGTCGCTTTTTACCTTGACCTTGGAAGTTCCTTCCACTTGGCAGGCCGTGGCGAATAGCGCTATCACGCAAACGGATAGTACGGGCGTCTCCGGTCGGAATCGTATTTCTTTCAAGGAGACGGAACCGCTTAGTACCTACCTGTTCTCATTCGTGGCCGGTGAACTGACTCGGGAGGTTTATTCCCGGAACGGACGGGATATCTCTATTTATCATCGGGAGACAGATCCGAAGAAAATCGCTCAATGCCCAGCCATTGCCGATGAGGTGTTCGACGCGTTGGAATGGCAGGAAGACTTTACTGGTATTCCTTATCCTTTTGCTAAATATGACGTGATTATCTTACCCGGTTTCCAATATGGAGGTATGGAACATACGGGTGCTACCTTATATACGGATCGCCGGATGTTTCTGGATGAGCATCCTACCTTAAATGAGCGATTGAGCCGGAGTGCCTTGATCGCGCATGAAACCTCTCATATGTGGTTTGGCGATTATGTAACGATGAAATGGTTTGATGATGTATGGACTAAAGAGGTTTTCGCTAATTATTTCGCTTCCCGTATCGTAGAACCTTTATATCCGGACGTGAATCACCGGTTGAATTTTATTCGGGATTATATTCCTGCGTCTTATTCGGAAGACCGTACGTCAGGTGCGAATCCGATCAAGCAAGATTTGGATAATTTGCGGAACGCCGGTTTGGTATATGGAAATATCATCTATGATAAATCTCCCGTGATTATGGAGATGTTGGTACGTGTTTTGGGAGAAGACGCTTTCCAGCAGGGAATTCGTGAGTACTTGACTACTTATGCGTATGGGCCCACTTCCTTACCGGAACGGGTCACATAGTCACTGGCAGTCACAGCCACATGAAATACTTCTCTCAGTTCTTCACC